ATTCCAATTTGGATCAGTCCACCTGCTAGAGTAACACACATGAATGTTATTCAGCGTGTGATTGCCAGTGTGTATGACGAAACTGGACAGCTCGACAAAGACGTATTTGACAACGGACAACTGTTGATCAAACGTACTGTAACTGTGCTAGGCTACGGCGTTTTGTTAGTTGGCAACAAACTTAAATTGGTAAAACAAAACCAAGGCGTTAAAAACAATGTGATTGATGCGTCAACTGACATGTATGGTGCAACAGATATTCCATGGCGTAGTCTTGTTAATGAATACGGAACATTGTCCAATGGCACTAGCCAGCTTCGTTTAGAGCTTGCTACTGGTGCAGAACTAATTGGTACAGTAGCATACGATCCCACAGACGACACACAACTGTTGTTTAATGTGCTGGTAGATACTGTTCCTGTAAATACACTGCCTGCGATAAATGCTATCATTGATCCAAACAAGAGCAACGTAATAGATCTGCTGTACAACACCAATGGTACCTACAAGGTTACCAGTGGCACACGCTATCTGATACTTGATGACATAGGTTCTATAACCAACACTGATTTTGCCAAAGCCTGGACTCCAAACGGAATTCCGGTTGTAGCAAAGGCCAATGATATTATACAATACGATGGCAACCGCTGGTTTGTTTCATTTGATAGCAACGGCACAACTGCTAAAAAAGATCAATATGTAACAAACACCAACACTGGTGTGCAGTATCGTTGGGATGGCGATCAATGGGTCAAGAGCTATGAAGGACTTTATCGAGAATCAGCATGGAGAATAATCTTATAGAAAGTTGTGGCGCATTAATCTATGCCAGGACCACTCAACGCTATTTGTTCCTGTTGCGCTCAACCAGCAAGTATCGAAACAGTTGGGGTCTAGTAGGTGGCAAGGTTGAACCCGGCGAAACTGTTATTCAAGGACTACACAGAGAAATCCAAGAAGAACTAGGCGGTCAAATTGACAACGCCAAGATACGCCCAATTGAAAAATTTACCAGCGAAAACGGAAACTTTTGTTATCACACGTTTGTTATTGTGATTGATGATGAATTTGTGCCAGACCTAAATCATGAACACGACGGCTACTGCTGGGTACCGTTGGACAAATATCCCAAACCCTTGCATCCAGGTGTTTGGCGAACATTCAAATTTGAAGCTGTAATTAACAAGATCAAAGTAATTGAAAAATTAGCAAACGCCTAGGTCTGCTTCAATTACATATTCATTAAAACTGATTTGTCGGAAGTTTTCTAGTCTGCGCCAGGACGGTGGGCACAGATAGTTTGGAGTTGATGTGACTCTAACAAACTCAACTTCACTGTACAACGACATTACGTGCTCCATGGCCATTATCCAATAGTCATCGCTGTAGTTGTGATTGGCAGGTGCGTAGCAGTTTGTGCCTGCATAGATATTGTTGTTGTAGTATTCGCCTGCTGAGTTATCAAACCCTAATAGGTATACTCTTTCATGCCCATCAAAGCAGGCCAGATATGTTGCAATGGTTCCTGCATTGCTGATAAAGTCTTGAGGTATTAGATAGAACTTGTTTGGATATTGTAGAATTTTATCACTGTTTGCGTAAACAATGTTTCTATCACAGTATCCACTGTTGGCCACTTCTTGGCACATTTCGTCACCAACTGCAATTAAAAAAGTTGGATTGAAATCTCTATAGATTGCATTGCAGCCGTATGTCTGCATACTTTTCGCACCTAACCTTCCGGCTAGATGCGAAAATATAATTTTGGTTGGAAAATTTTCTCTTGAACTACCATTGCCAACTACTGTGGCAATTTTACTGATTTGATTGTTTGCGACTGCTGTTGGAACCCACTCAGTCTTGTAAAGCCATTCGCTACCTCTAAGCGCAGCCTCGGTGGTGATACGCTCACCACCGTAGTTGGTGCGATAGATTTTCTGTAGCTTTTGCATCCATTATACGCCAAATATCAACGCGGCTGAGTCGACGTAACTCTTTGGTACAATAGAGTTCGCTGTAAAGTTTGATGCTGGTGCAACAGTGTAGGTTAGTGTACCACTGATGTTCAAATCTTGAACAGTCATGCTACCAGTGAAAGTAGGACTAGTCAAAGTTTTGTTAGTCAGAGTCTGTGTAGCTGTTCTTGTCACAATCTCAGCAACGCCACCGGCAGTAGAGCCGTCGTGGACAATTAGAGTTTGTTTTGTTGTGTCAAGGGTTACCTCGCCAACCGCACCAGTGAATGTGCTGTGTTGTACTGTAGTACCTCTACGAAATTGTACTTGTGCGGCCATTTTATGCTATGCTCCCGTAATCTTGTTGGTAAGTAAGTGGCTGTGTGATTAATCCGTAATCAGCCGAGAAATTATTTGTGGTAACCGGTGCGCCATTAATGGTAACAGCACCCTTGAAATCCCAGTTGTCTGGGCTTACCCATTGACCATCATAGATACTGATGTTACCGTATGTACCATTGGTACCAATGAAAATACCGCCGCCTCGTGCCTGTGTGGAACTTGCCGCGTTATTTGCAAGTGTGATGTTCTTGTCATTGGTTACGATTTCGTTTGTGCCAACCGCAGTAGTGTTACCAGCAACGTAAATGTTGCCGATAACATAAACATCGCTTAGAGCACTGACCAAGCCTCCAACGTTCAAACGTCCTACAACACCTGCTCCGCCTGTAACAACAAGAGCACCAGTTGTTGGGCTCAAGCTGCTCGCGCCAGCGATTGTAACGTTAGAAATTTGGGTAGCTTGACGTGTCCAAGTACCATAGGTGGAATTGTAGGTATACAGAATATTATTAACTGTTGCCTGTTGTCCATTAACTGGTGATGATGGAAATGCCATTTTTACCGTACCTTTTTCTTGTCAAAGTATTTATGCCAAACTCAAAATTACCATCCATACAACGGTGCGCGAGCCCACAGATTGTTTGCATAGCAGATGTATACAAACTCGTTATCGTAGGCAATTTCGCCTTTTAGCCCGGTGCTTGTTGCGGTCCCTGGGACAGTTGGGTTAGTAATACGGAAACGCTCCACTTTTAGGGTACCTGTAGTTTTGTCAAACGCAAAGTTAATATTTGCCCCAAAAGTGCCGTTATCGTTCCACTGTACTTCCCCGTTATCCCCGCCAATATCGCGGCTTGGTAATATTGCTCTTAGCGGTGTGCTAAACAAATCTAGCCAGTATTCGCTTGTACCATCATTTACATAACGGTACAGAATATCTGTGCCAGTTTGATACCACATGTCTCCGTTTACAGGACTATCCGGTGGAGTAGCACTGGTTATAGTACGTAGTCCGCCGCCAGCATAATTGATATACCCTGGCACTGTTAGATTGCCTGCAACAGTAAAGTCTTGGAATGTGATATTAGGAGTTAACCCAATACTGATTGTGTTGCCCAAAACAGTTGTTTGAATCTGGTTTGGAACACCAACCACAAACAAGGTTGATCCACCGTTAACACTGCCTGTGCCAACATTGCCACTTAACCCAACTGTTGTGCTGACAGAGTTTGTGGTTACATTGGTAATACGCCCTTTGTCGTCAACACTAATAGTTGGAATGCTTGTTGCACTACCATATGTGCCTGCACCAACGCCTGTGGTTGTTAGGCTTACACCTAAGTTAAATCCATTGGTTGTGTTAGCAATAATGTCAGCAGTATTAGCAATGGTTGTAGTTACAAACGGAACGCCATTTGCATAATAGTAGTTGTCGCTGATGAAACCATTTGCAATTACATTGTTGCCGTAGATGTTACCAACGGTCTGGAAGTCGCCTAGGCCATCAAAGTCCTGAGTAACGTTTGCAATAGTTGCACCACTTACGTCAACCCAGTGTGTGCTTGTACCATCATTGATGTATTGATACAAGACGTCAGTGTCTTGCTTATACCACTGATCACCAATGGTTGGATTTGCAGGTGCTGTGATGCTAGTTGTCTTGCGAATGCTTCCGCCTGATATATCACCAGACACTATTACATTACCAAATGTAGCTTCGCCAATTACACCAATGCTTAGTAATGTTGGCAATGCACCATTGTTGATTGTTAGTCCGGCAATGGTTGCAGTTGTACCAGTAGCATTAATGTTTCCGTTTAGTACTGTTAGTCCAGCCGCAGTAAAGTAATTTCCACCAATAGTAGCATTGCCTGTAACAGACAAGTTACCGCCTACAACAGCATCGCTGGATAGTGATAGTGTTGCGCCAGCAATGCTGGTGTTAGAAATGATTATTTGTGCAGTTAGGGTGTCAGCAAATGTTCCACTTCCGGTAGCATTAACATTACCTGTGATGCCAACGCCGCCAATGACTTGTACTGCGCCAGTCACTGGGCTGGTGCTTAGTGTACCACTTACAAACTGTATGTCGTAACCAAGTTGAGCATTTGCCAATGTTAAATCTGCAACAGTTGCACTGGTGTAGTCAACCCAGATGTTCTTTGTGCCATCTGTGATGTATTGGTAATAGATATCTGTGTCAGTTTTGTACCAAACATCACCAACCACCGGATTTGCTGGTGCAGTTGATTGAGCGTACTTGCGTAGGCCTCCACCTGTGATGTTGCCAGTTACTGCTAGATCTGCGCCAATTGTTACTGCACCAACAACATCCAAACTTGCAAGACTACCAAAACCGCCATTAATGATTTCTAGCCCACCAATCTTGGCATAGGTACCTGTTGCAATAACATTGCCATTGCTTGTGGTTAATCCGTATGCAGAAATATTGCCTGCTGTTACACTTAATCCACCTGCGGAGAAATAAGAACCAGATGCTGTTAGGTTTCCGCCAGCAGTAGTAATGCCCTGGCTGGCAATGTAACCAGCCACATTAGAGTTGCTGTAGAATCCTTGATAGTAACCATCTAAGATACTTGTATTGTTTGCGTAAGTAAATGCTGTGGCTGTTATAACACCAGTGGAGTTTACTCCTGTGGCATTAACTGTACCAGTGGAGTTTACTCCTGTGGCATTAACTGTACCAGTGGATAGATTACCTAAACTTGCATTACCTGCTACATTTAGATCGCCTGTAATACCTGCACCACCAGCAATGGTCAATGCACCTGTTGTAGAATTAACACTTGGTGTGCCGCTGGTAATAGAAATGTCACTTACGGTTTGAGCAGACTGTGTTACGTTGGCAACTGTTGGGCTAACCATGTCAACCCAATATGTACCAGTTCCATCATTGATGTATTCGTAGTAAACGTCCGTATCTTGCTTGTACCAAATGTCACCAACAGTTGGATTAGCGGGGGCACTAACACTTGTGGTCTTGCGAATACCGCCGCCTGTGATATTTCCAGTTACTGCCAGATCACCACCAATTGTTGCCGAGCCTAACACACCAATGCTTGGCAATGCTGGTAGTGCGCCGTTATTAATTACCAATCCACCAATTGTGGCTGTGGTACCTGTGGCAACAATGTTTCCGTTGTTTACAGTAACACCGGCAGCTGAGAAGTATGTGCCACTGGCTGTGATATTACCTGTTACAGCTACATTACCAGTAACACTCAAATCTCCAGTTGAGGCAGCACTTGAAATGCTTAGACTTGCACCAGTTATACTTGTATTTGATACTAGTCCTTGTGCAGTTAATATGTCAGCAAATGTACCTTGCCCTGTTGCATTGATGTTTCCAGTTATACCAACGCCGCCAATGACTTGTACCGCACCAGACTGAGGATCTGTGCTTAGTGTGCCACTAACAAACTGTACATCATATCCGTACTGTGCATTAGCCGCAGTAATATTAGCAACTGCGGCACTGGTAAAGTCTACCCAATATGTACTGCTACCATCTGTGATATATTGATAGTAGATATCTGTGTCTGTTTTATACCAAACGTCACCAACAACAGGAGTAGCAGGAGCATTTGGTTGTGCGTATTTGCGTAGGCCTCCACCAGTGATGTTTCCTGTTACTGCTAAGTCCCCGCCAACTGTGGCTGATCCAATAACGCCAAGACTTGCAAGATTACCAAAACCACCATTGACAATTTCAAGTCCACCAATTTGTGCATAGCTGCCTGTGGCAATCACGTTGCCGTTTGCTACTGTAAATCCATAGCCATTGATATTACCAATGGTAACATTTCCTGCTAGTGCGCTGATACCACCTGCAGAGAAATAAGAACCAGTTGCAGTTAGGTTGCCACCGTCTGTGCCAATGCCTTGTGCAGTTAGGTAGTCTGCTACGTTTGCATTTGAATATGTGCCTTCGTTTCCAGTTAGGATGCTTACACCATTTGGATATGTAAACGATGTTCCAGTGACCACAGATTGAGAATGTACAGAACTAGCATTGATTGTACCAGTGTCTAAATTACCTAATGTTGCGTTGCCTGCAACTGCAATGGATTCTCCAATGTTTACATTGCCTGTGATACCTGCACCGCCTGCAATACGCAAGGCGCCAGTGCTGGTATCAGTGCTGTTTGTACCACTAGTGATGTAAATGTCTGTAACTGTTTGTGCGCTTTGTGTTACATTAGCAACCGTTGCGCTGGTGTAGTCAACCCAGAAACTGCTGGTTCCATCGCTTATGTACTGATAATAGACGTCAGTGTCAGTCTTGTACCAAATGTCTCCTTGTACTGGATTTGCTGGTGCGTTTATCTGTGCGTACTTGCGTAAGCCGCCTCCAGTAATATTTCCAGTAACTGCTAGGTCCCCGCCAATTGTGGCTGATCCTGTAACACCTAAACTTGCAATGGCAGCAAATCCACCGTTTTCAATTACCAATCCACCAATCTCAGCACGAGTGCCTGTGGCAATCAAATTACCATTTAGAGCTGTTAATCCTGCCGCACTAAAATATGCACCAGTTGCAACCAAGTTTCCGTTATTGGTTGTGAATCCGTAACCTGCAATGTTACCAACTGCAACATTACCAACGGATAATGTACCACCAATGGTTGCATTGTTAGTTACTGCCAGCGTACTTGCTTGAATATTATTATTAGCAGTTAGATTGTTTACAAGAACGTTACCACCAATATCGACGTTGCCTGCTGTATAGATATCACCGGTGATACCAGCCCCGCCGCTAATTGTCAGGGCACCAGTGGTTGGACTTGTACTTTGTGTTCCGCTGACAACTTGCAAGTCTGTAAGTTGTTGTTGCGCTTGTACGCTGGCATTACTTACAGTTGGACCAGTGTAGTCGATCCAATAATTATTTGTACCATCATTGACGTATGTGTAATATACATCAGTGTCAGTCTTGTACCAAATATCGCCAAGAACAGGATTTGCTGGCGCACTGGATTGAGCGTATTTACGCAGTCCGCCACCTGTGATATTGCCAGTTACTGATAGGTCACCACCAATTGTGGCTGTACCTACAACTCCTAAGGTTGGTAAACTTGGCAATGATCCGTTTGTGATTACCAAGCCGCCAATTGTAGCTGATGTACCTGAAGCAGTGATATTGCCATTCAGAACTGTTAGTCCAGCAGCAGAAAGATATGTACCAGATGCAGAAACGTTTCCACCAACGGATAAATCGTGACTAGATAGGTATGCAATTACATTAGCATCTGAATATGTGCCTTGGTAGTATCCATCTAGGATACTTGCGCCATTTGCGTATGTGAACAGTCCTGCACTAACGGTACCGGCAGCAATATTACCTGCATTGATGTTGCCACTTACACCTGCACCACCTTGTACTACCAATGCACCGGTTGAAGTACCGGTACTTGCGGTGCCAGAAACAATTTGTAGGTCCTGTAAACTCTGAGGGCTTGTAGGACTTGCATTGCTTACAGTTGCACTTGAGTAGTCAATCCAGTAGCTGTTTGTGCCATCGTTAATGTACTGATAGTATACGTCTGTATCTGTCTTGTACCAAACATCACCTACAATTGGATTTGCAGGGGCGGAAATTTGAGCATACTTACGTAGTCCACCGCCTGTGATGTTTCCTGTTACCTCTAGGTCGCCGCCGATGGTTGCAGATCCAACCACGCCCAGTGTTGGTAAACTTGGCAACGATCCATTGTTAATTGTTAGCCCTGCAATGGTTGCAGTTGTACCAGTTGTGGTTAAGTTACCAGCATTAACTGTTAGCCCGCCTGCGGAGAAATATGTACCGCTGGATATCAAATTACCAGCTGGTGTAGTAATACCTTGTGCAGACAAGTATCCAATAACGTTAGCGTTTGAGTATGTGCCTTCGTTGCCTGCTAGAATACTTACACCATTTGCATAGGTAAACAAACTGGCGCTGATATTGGTTGCAGATACATTACCTGCATTGATGTTGCCACTTACGCCAACACCGCCTGCTACAACGATTGCGCCTGTGCTGGTATTAGTACTAGCAGTTCCACCAACCACTGCTAGGTCTTGTATGCTTTGCAAACTGGTTGGACTTGCGTTGCTTACAGTTGCGCCTACATAGTCAATCCAGTATTTGTTTGTGCCGTCATTGATGTATGTGTAGTATACGTCAGTGTCTGTTTTGTACCAAACGTCACCAACGATTGGATTTGCTGGTGCATTGATTTGAGCATACTTACGTACACCACCTGCATCAATATTACCAGTGATTGTAACGTCACCACCAACTGTGAGTGCGCCAGCAATGTCTGCACGTGCAATGGTTGCAATACCAGTTGATATGTTACCAGCAACAAGATTTGCTGTGACTGCAAGAGTTGTTGTTTGGACATTCAAGTTAGCAGTCAAATTGTTGACTGTAACATTAGAACCAAAGTTGGCCAGTCCTGATGTGAATATGTCGCCAGTAATACCAAGTCCACCAGCAATGGTTACTGCACCAGTGGTTGGGTCGGTGCTTGGAGTACCAGATGTAAATTGATAATCTGTTGCTGTGCCAGAAGTTACGGCTGCGTTTGATACAGTTGGGCCAACATAGTCCACCCAAACATTATTTGCACCATCATTGATGTATTGATACAATACATCTGTGTCTGTTTTATACCACAGGTCGCCCACAACTGGATTAACAGGTGCAGTTAAACTTGTGGTCTTGCGTACACCGCCACCAACAATATTTCCTGTAGAAGTAATATCACCTGTTGTGATTGATCCAGCAAGGTAAGCCGCAACGTTGACATTGCTGTATGTTCCAGTAATACCAGATGCAAGACTTACACCATTTGCAAAATAGAAATGATCAGACTGAATATTGGTTGAAACAAATGTTGTTGCATTGATATTGTTAGCGTTGATATTTCCGCTAACACCTAGTCCGCCAACCACAGTCAACGCACCAGTTAAATTGTTTGTACTTTCTGTGCCGCTGGCAATCTGGAAGTCTTGGTTCGTGCCAGCAGTGGTTGCGGCGTTAGAAACTGTCGCACCCACATAGTCAATCCAATATTGGCTAGTGCCATCGTTGACGTATGTATAGTATACATCTGTATCTGTTTTATACCAAACATCACCTGCTGTTGGATTTGCAGGAGCACTTACTTGTGCATATTTGCGAATGCCAGGAGCATCAATGCTTGTGGTTACATTTAGAGTTGGTACGGTTAATGTACCACTCAAATTCAGTGTTGTAAAGTTTGCTGTGGTTGCAACAACTTTGGTAAAGTTTGCATTGCTACCTGTGACGTTGCCGGTAACATTTACATGTTGACCAATGCTTAGAGTTTTGGCAATACTGGTGTTACCTGCTGTATCAACTTTTAGAGCATCTGCTTGTACTGTGGTTCCAACTGAATTCTTGATGCCAATGCTGAATGTGTTGGCATTGATGCCCAATGGTGTTGCACCAATTAACTCGCTGTTCAGCGCATCAATTGTAAATCCGCCGCCTGGTGCGCTGGTCTTGATTCCTAATACATTGTCTGCGGCATCGCTGGAACGGACTTGTACTGTGTAGTTTGCTGTGCCTGGACCATGGATGATTACATTGCCATAGCTGTCAATACCATCTGCTACGTTTAGATAACCTGCGGTTACTGCGGTACATGCTGTGAAGGTGCCATCAATGGTGAAGTCACCAGTGGTGTTGATGTCGCCTGTGATACCTACGCCACCAACAACAACCAATGCACCTGTGTTTGGATCTGTGCTCAGTGTACCGCTGGCAATGGTAAAGTCTTGATTTACGCTGTTGTCAACTGCGGCATTAGAAACAGTCGCACCTACATAGTCAATCCAGTAGCTGTTTGTGCCATCGTTTACATAGGTATAGTATACGTCTGTGTCTGTCTTGTACCAAACATCGCCTGGTACAGCGTTTGTAGGTTTGCTAATTTGAGCATACTTACGTAGGCCGCCGCCCGTGACGTTGCCGGTTACATTTAGGTTACCAGTTACGTCTACATTGGCACCAAATGTTGCAGCCCCAATCACTCCCAGTGTTGGCAGACTTGGCAAGCCACCGTTGTTGATAACCAGTCCACCAATTGTGGCTGTGGTGCCTGTAGCAACCAGGTTACCGTTTGTTACGCTGATGCCAGCGGCAGAGAAGTAGTTGCCAGCACTGGTAATGTTGCCACTTGCAGTTAATTTGTTTACATTGGTATCACTTAATACTTGTAGAGTATTGGTTTGTAAATTATTGTTTGCTGTAATGTTGCCAGCACGTAGGTTGCCACCAAAGTCAGCAATACCTGTTGTGTAGATATTGCCAATTAAGCCAATACCACCCTGTACTCGAATAGCGCCTGTGGTTGCGCTTGTGCTTTGTGTGTCTGTGGTAACAACTATGTCGTAGGCAATTTGGTCGCCGGTGGTGCGAGCATTAGAAACAGTAGCGCCAGCTACGTCGATCCAATAATTGCTTGCACCATCATTGATGTACTGATACAGAGTATCAGTGTCTTGCTTGTACCATTGATCACCCACAACAGGATTTGCTGGAGCACTAATGCTAGTGGTCTTACGGATACCACCACCTGTGACATTGCCTGTTACAGTTAGATCGCCTCCAACTGTGGCTGCGCCTAGTACACCCAATGTTGGTAGACTTGGCAAGGATCCGTTTGTAATAACCAAGCCACTAATGGTAGCTGTTGTACCAGTTGTGGTGATATTACCATTATTAACAGTTAAACCTGCGGCTGAGAAATATGATCCACTGGCTGTGATATTGCCAGTTGTGGTAATTCCTGTAGAAGTGACTGTGATGCCATTTGCTGCCAGATATGACAGCACATTGGCATTGGAGTATGTCCCTTCATTGCCTGCTAGAATGCTTACACCATTTGCGTATGTAAACAATCCAGCACTGATATTGGTTGCAGATATGTTGCCTGCGTTTATGTTTCCACTTACACCTGCGCCACCTGTAACAATCAACGCACCAGTTGTTGTACTGGTACTTGGAGTACCGCTGACAATAGTCAAGTCTTGTAAGCTCTGAGGCTGTGTTGGACTTGCATTGCTTACAGTTGCACTAGTATAGTCAACCCAGATGTTCTTGGTGCCATCAGTAATGTATTGGTAGAATACGTCTGTATCAGTTTTGTACCAAACGTCACCAACGATTGGATTAGCGGGTGCTGACACTTGAGCATACTTACGCAAGCCGCCACCTGTTACATTGCCAGTGATGTTGACGTTACCAGTTACATCAATGTTTGCACCAAAAGTAGCCAATCCCGTTACACCCAGAGTTGGCAATGTTGGTAGCGCACCATTTGTGATCTGTAGTCCTGCAATGGTGGCTGAAGTTCCTGTGGTAACAAGGTTACCATCAGTCATGCTCAAACCGGCGGCAGAGAAGTATGTACCAGTGCTGGTAATGTTACCAATTGCAGTTAATTTGTTTACATTGGTATCACCAATTACTTGCAGTGTATTGGTTTGTAAATTATTGTTTGCTGTGATATTACCAGCACGTAGATTGCCGCCAAAGTCAGCTATACCTGTGGTATAGATATTACCAATTAAGCCAATACCGCCTTGTACACGGACTGCGCCAGTTGTTGTGCTGGTACTTTGTGTGTCTGTTGTTACAACAATGTCATAGGCAATTTGACTGCTTGTTGTGGTTGCATTGCTTACTGTGGCACCAACGTAGTCAACCCAATATTTGTTTGTGCCGTCGTTGATATAGGTATAGTATACGTCTGTGTCTGTCTTGTACCAAACATCGCCCACCACCGGGTTGGTTGGTGCGCTGACCTGAGCATACTTACGCAAACCACCGCCAGTGATGTTGCCTGTTACAGCAAAGTCGCCACCAATGGTTCCAGCACCAGTTACTGATAGGCTTGCAAGAGTACCAATGCCACCGTTTTCAATTGTTACACCACCAACAACTGCTTTGGTACCACTGCTGATAATATTACCAACTGTTAGTACGCCAGATGAAGCTGTGATGCCACCAGCACTTAAATATGAACCGCTGGCTGTGATATTTCCTGTTGCTACAAGATTGCCGGTTGTACTAATACCTGCTGTTGTAGCAGTAATGCCATTGGCTGCTAGATATCCAACAACGTTGGCATTTGAATAAGTTCCTTCGTTGCCTGCTAGTATGCTTACACCGTTTGCGTATGTGAACAAGCTGGCGCTGATGTTTGTTGCAGATATGTTACCTGCATTTATATTACCGCTTACTCCGGCTCCACCTGTTACGACTAAAGCACCTGTAGTTGTGCTGGTACTTGGTGTTCCACTAACAATGGTTAAATCTTGTAGACTTTGTGGGCTTGTTGGGTTTGCGTTGCTGACGGTGGCACTGGTGTAGTCAACCCAGATGTTCTTAGTACCATCAGTGATGTATTGGTAGAATACATCTGTATCAGTTTTGTACCAAACATCGCCAACCACTGGATTTGTAGGAGCACTTATCTGTGCATACTTACGCAAGCCACCACCAGTTACATTACCAGTGATGTTGACATTACCAGTTACATCAATGTTTGCACCAAAAGTGGCTAGACCAGTTACACCAATACTTGGCAAACTTGGCAAGGATCCATTTGTAATTTGCAGTCCACCAATTGTGGCTGTGGTGCCTGTGGCAACAATATTACCATTTGTAACACTTAGCCCTGCCGCACTAAAGTACTGTCCGGAGCTGATAATATTGCCAGACGCTGTAATTCTGTTAACTGCAATGTTTCCAGTTACGTTGGCATCACTTAATACTTGTAGAGTATTGGTTTGTAGATTGTTATTTGCAGTTACATTATCTGCACGTAGGTTGCCACCAAAGTCAGCAATGCCTGTGGTATAGATATTACCAATTAAGCCAATACCACCTTGTACTCGAATGGCTCCTGTGGTTGCACTTGTGCTTTGTGTGTCAGTTGTAACAACTATGTCGTAGGCAATCTGACTACTTGTGATACTTGCGTTGCTAACTGTTGCGCCAGCAAAGTCAATCCAATATTTGTTTGTGCCATCATTGATATATTGATACAAGGTGTCTGTATCGGTTTTGTACCACTGGTCGCCAACTATTGGATTTGTAGGAGCATTGATTTGACTGTACTTGCGGATGCCGCCACCGGTAATGTTACCAGTGATAGCTAAGTCGCCTCCAATGGTGCCAGAACCAATGACATTCAGACTCGCAAGGCTACTAATACCGCCATTTTCAATGGTTAAACCGCCAACAACTGCCTTGGTACCACTGCTGATAATATTACCAGTGGTCAATACACCAGACAGCGCGGTAATGCCGCCAGCACTTAAATATGAGCCAGATGCTGTTAAGTTACCAGTTGTGGTAATTCCCGCAGAAGTGGCTGTAATGCCATTGGCTTCTAGATAACCAACAACATTGGCATTTGAATAGGTTCCCTGGTAATATCCAGAAAATATACTTACACCATTGGCGTAAGTAAAAATGCCTGCACTAACATTGTTTGCAGACACATTGCCTGCGTTTATGTTTCCGCTTACACCTGCGCCACCTTGTACTACCAAGGCACCAGTGGATGTGTTGGTACTTGGAGTACCGCTGACAATGGTTAGGTCTTGTAGACTTTGTGGTTGTGTGGGGCTTGCATTGCTTACTGTTGCACTGGTGTAGTCAACCCAGATGTTCTTAGTACCATCAGTGATATACTGGTAATAAACATCTGTGTCTGTTTTATACCAGACATCGCCAACAATTGGATTTGCAGGAGCAGAAATTTGAGCATACTTACGCAGTCCACCACCTGTTACATTTCCAGTAACTGTCAGGTCTCCACCAATTGTGGCTGCACCTAATACACCCAGTGTTGGCAGACTTGGCAAAGATCCATTGGTGATTACCAGTCCACCAATTGTGGCTGTGGTACCTGTAGCAACTATATTACCATTGGTTACACTCAAACCACCTGCGGAGAAATATGAACCGGCCGCAGTTAGATTTCCGCCAATGGTTACATTGCTTGCACCCAAATAGCCAATAACGTTAGCATTGGAATATGTTCCTTGGTTGCCTTCTAAGATGCTTACACCGTTAGCGTATGTAAACAACCCAGCACTGATGTTGGTTGCAGATATATTGCCTGCATACACATTACCAGTTATACCAGCGCCACCTAGTACTTGTAGTGCGCCACTTGTGGTATTGGTAGCAGGATTACCAGAAACAACTCTTAGATCGCTAACAGTAGAATAGTCAGTGTTGACATTACCAACCGCGGCACTTACATAGTCTACCCAATATCTATTGGTGCCATCAAACACATAGGTGTAATAAACATCTGTGTCTGTTTTGTACCAAACGTCGCCCACCACTGGAGTGGTAGGAGCACTTACTTGTGCGTACTTGCGTAAGCCTCCTCCTGTGATGTTTCCAGTGACATCAAGATTTCCACTGACTGTTAAGTTTGCGCCAATGCTTGCTGTTGTTCCAACAGCTAAACTTCCGGTTGTGCTTAGACTTGCAATACCGCTGATAGCACCATTGGTAATAGTTAGTCCACCAATGGTAGCATTTGTGCCGCTGGCAACCACGTTGCCATTTGTTACGCTCAAACCACCAGCTGAGAAATATGTGCCAGCCGCAGTAAGATTAGCGGCAATAGTAACGTTTTGTAGGAAACTTGCGCTTTGGGCAGAAATGTTTCCGCCGATGGCCAAATTGCCGCCAGCATTGATATTACCACCAACACCTAGTCCGCCTTGTCCTACAATTACAATAGCGCCTGTGGTTGTGTTTGTACTTGTAACGTTTTGGTTGGCTACAATGTTGCCACCAGAAATATTAACGTTACCAATTAAATTCAAATTACCTGTAACACCAACACCACCTGCTACAGTTAGAGCACCAGTTGTTGCACTAGTACTTGGAGTACCGCTGACAATGCCAATGTCATTTAGGCTTTGTTGGTTATATGCTGTGATGTTGGCAACAGTTGCACCTGCAATGTCAACCCAGTAATTGCCAGTGCCATCGCTTACATATTGATACAGAATATCTGTGCCAAGTTGATACCACTGATCACCAACAGTTGGATTTGTTGGTGCATTAGAACTGATTGTTTGTCTTACACCGCCGCCAGTAATGGTTCCACCAACATTTAAGTTGCCGCCAATACCTACGCCGCCAATGCCCGGAACAACGATTGCTCCAGTGGTAATGCTTGTACTTGGAATACGACTATTGGCAACGATTGCTCCACCAGCCCAGATATTTCCACCAACTCCTAAACCACCAGGGCTTGCAATTTTAATTGCACCAGTTGTTTCGCTAGTAGAAGGAGTAACAGAACTGATAACTAGATCACTACCAAGTTGGCCTCCACCAAAACTTACAGAGCCACCTACATTCAAATTGCCAGTGATGCCAACCCCACCTACAACTTGTAGAGCACCTGTTGTAGTGCTGGTACTTTCCTGACCACCGTTAACAGTTAGTTGTCCAACACTTTCTCCTGTAATAGGATTGATGTTAGCAATAGTGGCTCCACTGACGTCAATCCAGTATGCAGTTGCACCATCTTGCAACCATTCATATAAAATATCTGTACCAATTTGATACCATTGGTCGCCTACTGCTGGATTATTTGGTGGAGTAGCACTGGTGAATACCTGAGGTACACGCTTGCCTGCTTGATACAGTAATGTGGTGTTTACATTACCTGTGAGTACCAAATTGCCTGTTACATAATCATAACTGGTAGTAGTTGCACCACCAATTACGTTGTTAACGTTGGCAAATTGTAGCTGTCCTGTTGAACCAGCTGGTTCAGCTGCTTGTACACCAAATGATAGATTTGTTGTACCTAGGTCAATATTACCTGTTGTGGTTAGTTTGAAGGTTCTGTTTTTGTTAACATCACCTTCTTCAACCATTGTAACAATGGAAGGAGTAACTGCACCTAGTGCGCCACCTGAACTAGCGTCTTTGGTTCTTTCCCAAATACCATTGCTGCCTGTACCTACTGCCTTGACATAATAGATACCGTTTTGTGCGGCATTGGCTTGTGCTTTAACTAGAATACGATCATAGAAATTCAATGTGACGCCGTCAACGGTGTTGGGCATCGCTGCCAACATTACGTTGCCTACGTCGGAGGTGGTTGCTACTCGGACACTTTGTTTCCAGTCCGTGTCAGGTATCTGACTATATCGTGGTCTTGTTAATGCCATGGATTCTCGGTCTCAATTAATACTATTTATGGAAAACAGACCAAATGAAAAACAGCCCAAAGAAAAAGCCCCTCCCGGGGCTTTCTCTTCTCTCGTCTCTTGCGGATTACGCTTGAGATTCGATGTATGTGATCTGAACGTCAACGTTCGCTTGTGCGCCTTGAGCAGGAACAATGTTGAACGCAACGATCTCTGGACCATTTGGATATGTACCAGTACCTGGTAGGATTGATCCGCCAATTTCTTTGATCTTTGACAAGTCAATGAAACCAGAGTTCTGAGCACTAACTGGAATACTGAACAACTGTTCACCACCTTGTGCATATGGCTGACCGTTGTGTTGACCGGCTGCACGTGTATCCCACACGATAGTGTTAACACCCCACAATGTAGTTGGCTTATCACCAGCTGGGTAAACGTTAGCAACAAACTGTGTGAAGCTTGGCTGGTTGAAACCACCTGTTTGGTTAGTACCACCAATTGATCCACCTACGTTGAAACGAACGTTTAGCGGAGCCCAGTTTGCACTGATAACGTTACTTGGGTTTAGAACCGCTTGTAACAAGAAGCGTGGCTTCAAGCTCGCTGATGTATCAGCAATGTTGATGTACATGTTCTGTAACAACAACTGAGCGCGGTTGATCAAGTCTTTACTACCCAAGTCACCTGTAATAGCGTTTGTGATACTTGGTGCCAAGCGCATCATAAACAATGTCTGTACTTGTGTACCAAGAACGTTAACGTTTGCCAAGTTATATGTAAACTGGTATGTACGATCAATGTCGAACAAACCGTCTAGGATAACAGCAGAACCCCAGTGATTCAAGTCTGGTGAAGCTGTGATACTGAACAAACGAACCGCTGTATTAACAGTGTGTGCGCTACCTGTACCTTGTGGCAAGTCACCCATTGACAATGAGCGAGTTGCACCTAGGTTGTAGTTAGATATAACTGCACTACGTGTCAAACCACAGACGTTACCGTTGGCTGCGAAAGGACCAGCTGTATAAGTGATCAATTCGTCTTTTTCTGTTAAACCTACACCAGATACCAAAATGGTTGCTGGGTAAGAAACGTTGGCTGTTGGGAAGCCTGTGATGCTGCCTAGGTTAACGTTACCTGTTTCGCTTGCACTTAAAGCAATACCTAAACGTGTGTAAACAGTGTTGTTTGCTGCCTTATAACGAGCTGGCAAGTTACCAGAACGCATATAAGCTTCATCGTTTACGTTGTTGTTCTTGCTACGATGTGCCCAAATCATCTGACCGTCTGTGGTTCTCATACCCCAGTCAATAAAGCCTGCACCGTACCATGTGTACTGGATAGCAACCATCTGCATCTTGGTGCGATCAATTACGTATCCTGATGGACCTGTACCGTCTAGCTTGTCCTTGTTGAACTGGCTTTGTGGAACCAAGAACTCATCAACAACACTCATACGTGCGTTTTCTGCCGCAACAACACCACGATATGCTGGTGTTACGTACATGGTGTTCTGACTTTCAACACGGCTAACGCTGTGTGTCATACCACGGATAACAATTTGATCACCTGCCAATAACTGATCTGAGAAACGTGATCTCACGTCACCAGTTACTTTATACTGGTTAGTACCAATGTTCACACGACCTAGTGTGTCGCGAGTTGCTGTACGACGACCTGCATACAGTTGTTGTCCGTCATAGTGCCAGAACACACCGTTTTGGTCATCAAACATACCAACGCGGACCTTAGCACCGTGCCAGTTGTTTAGACTGAATTTAGGGAAACTACCATATTGTGGAGTAGTTGCACCTAGTACTTGAGTTGCTAGAACTGTAAATTGGTTCTGTGCTGTTACGCTGGCAACACGATAGAATGTGTTGTAACCAGTTGTTGTAACACCAGCGATCTGTACGTTAGCACCAATTTGTAGACCATGGTCTAGTTCTGTAGTGACTGTAACTGTACTACCAATACTTGTACCTGTAGCAACAATGTTTGTTACTGTAAACTGTGGTGTTAGGCTGATACCAGTTGTAAACATCATGCCCTTACCAGACTGGTAGCGGAAGTACTTCTTGGTTTGACGAACTGCTTCGTAACCAAATGCTGGTGCGTTAACACCAATGTTAGTACCACCATCCAGCGGACGATGACGTACCAAGCTGGTTGGGAACATAATAACGTTACCGCTGATCAAGCTAACTGTACCAACGTTACCAAATGTAGTTACTGCGTTACCAACGGCAGCACCTGGCTTAGACACAAATGTAAATTGTGTTGAGTATGGTACGCTGTTAATAGCAAAAACACCAGAAGCGTGTGTGTTAGCGTTAGTAGAACCAAACAATGCTGTTTGTACTAACTGTCCTGGATACAAGCCATGTGGCTCAGTAGTTGTAACAGTAATAGTACTTGGTGTACCAGCGTTAGAAACAATGCTTGAATAAGCAACGTTAGCACCAGAGAATACACCACCCTTACGAATTGTTACGTCAGTTAAAGCACTAACTGGGTTCAATTGCCAACCAACCTCACGGTTTGGAGCAATCTTTGGATAGTAAGCGGCGTAGTGGACGTCGTTAATAGTGTTGAAGAAGATACCTTCAACGTTGGCGTTGTTCAAGCCTAGTGTAGAAATATATGCGTTGGCGTTACTTACGCCAGGTGCGGCAAACAATGCGGTGCTCCATGCTGTACCGTTGGCAAAGTAGCCACCGTTGAATGTGTTTGCACCAAATTGTGAACTTGGAATACCGTGTGAGTTAGCGTTAACACCAATAACTGGAACACTAACGTTACCAGCAACGAATACACCGGCTGCTGTAACAACTAGAGAACCTGCATAAATGTTAGTCAATGCAACTGTACCAAGTTGACCACGACGGAAACCAGCTGAACCGTTTTGTCCTACAGCAGGAGTTGTGTTCATAATGATTTCAACGTTACCGTTGACACCACTACCAACTGCACTAGGACCGTTACCTAGGCCTGGGCTGAATTCGCTGAACATGTTAACCTTACCAACAATGGTACCTGGGTTAAACTGTGGAGAAGCGTTGGTGTTCATGAAACCACGTGTAACTGTCAGCATGTTCAAGTTTTGATCAACGCTGTCAACACGAACGATTTCAATGTTAGAAGCTAAACCAATGGTTGCACTTTGTGCCAAACGCTTGATACGTGCGCCCAATGGAATGTTGTCGCCTTGGTAGTTTGTACCAAATAGCTGACGAAGAACTGTTAGAGAAGCTGTACCGCCACCGCCAGTAACAGCCATCAATTCGTATTGACCGCCGGTATTGGTTTCAACAGCAAGAATATCACCAGTTGCACCACTGGTTGTGTTAGCTGCCAATGTGGTTGTACCAGTAGAGCTGATTGCTGTTGCTACTGTTAAAATATCTTGATCTGGAATACCAATCAAGGCAGCAATGTCACCAGCGTTCCAATAGTTAACATCACGTGTGACTGTGAATGTACGTTGTAGTACACCACCGTTGGATTGTGTAATGTTACGACCACCTGCAATCAATGCAGAGTTAGCTATCCAGGTAGTACCACGTGGTGATGTAGAGCTTGTGCCATAGCCTTGGTTAACAACGATCTTGTAATCGTTGGTGTAGTGTACAGGAGCGGTGTTACCTAAGTAACCAGCTTGTCCACCAAGGAAACCTTGGTTCAAGAAACCAATGGTAGTTGTAGTACCAGCGGCAATAGCACCAGTTGTTAGGGTTGCATAACCAAAAACGTTGGCAAGAACATCAGAACCAGGAACTTCATATGAAGTTGGAGTATTGAATACGTGTGTCCATGAAGCCCACTTGGTTTGTTGTAGACCATATTCAAAGTCAGCGTCAATCAATGACTGAGGCATCGCAACACGCTGACGTTCTACAGCGTCGACACCAAAGTCATGAGTGCGAACACGCATCTCTGTAGTTTCAACAAAGATCTGTAGTTTGTCATTGGCACTCATTGTGCTGGTGTCAAGCTTCAGAGTCAGTGTTGTTACACCGTTCATTGCTGATGGGAATGTGGTAATGTCATTTGGATCTGTTGTGAACGCAAATGCACCACGTGTGCTGTCGCTAAAATTATAGATTACTGTGTTAGTAGTAACGTTAGTAATCATTAGGATGTCTTTTAGTTGATAAACATCCGGAATCTTCACTGTACCGCTATTTGCAGCGCCTGGAGTGAAAGTGTAGTATTGTATACTTTTTCTTGCCATTTTGGTCTACCTTATGGTTAATATGCTTCTTTTATTTATACACCGAACACAATTCCAATGGAATCTATGTAACTTTTTGGCATAATTGAATTGGCTGTTACAGAGTAAGTTCCTAGTGTTGGAGTGTTAAAAGTTGCTCCAGTAAAGGTACCTACACCAGTAAATGTTGCTGATCCAGTGAATGTCGAATTATTCAAATTAGCGCCGTTAATAGTCGGGCTTGTGAGTGTTTTGTTAGTTAGCGTTTGGGTGGCAGTTTCGCCAACCAAAGCCTGTCCGCCTGCCGATGAGCCGTCATGCACACGCAGTACTTTGAGCGTGGTGTCAACAGACAACTCGCCCACGGCACCTGTAAAACTGTTATTTTGGGTCGTTGTCCCTCTTCGGAACTGTACTTGTGTTGGCATTTTTTAACCGACTCCTGATTTTATATTTATGTATATTTATGTAAGCTCGCCCAGATCAGTGGTTTCCACACTACCGGACGGCTCCATGCAATCGTAAATGTCTACTGTGTCCCCTGTGCCCAATGCACTTTCTGCTGTTTTCACACCAAATGCATCAAAGCTCGGGGTCACCGTAGTTAAATTTGTGTCATCAATTGTTGTTACTACACCGTCAACTGTGCGTTGGACCACGTTGTAGTCTGCAAATGGGAAATAAAGAGTATTTGAATTAGTAAAGCCGGACTGAGCGCCAGGTGCTGTAATTTGGTTGTCTGGACCAGATCCAGTATAGACAATATTTCCGCTGGTGCGGATGTCGCCGTTTGCGGCAAAAATTGTCAACGGGCCTACTACAAGCCCTGTGTCAACTACGAATTTACTGTTAGCCATTTGTGTTCCTGTCCATCTTATTTATTCTAAATGATTAATAGGGTTGCCACGGCTGGTCATTGCTGATCATGTCGGCTCTAACTTTAACTCTGTTGCCTGTTGTGATGCCTTGATAATAGAGATTAACGTTGCCTGATGTGTATGCTGTGGTTATACTTCCCAATGGTGCGGCATTTGGGAAAGTACTGATCATGTTATATTGAGTTCTATATGCATAGGTGCCATTATGGATCACCATGATGTCACTGACTTCGTATGCGCCAATGTCATCATTTTCAACTTGTACAACATACTTTGCAGAACGATAACGGCCTGCATCAAATGTGTGAATAAGAACTGGGCTGGTATTTACTACAATCTGCGGTGTGCCGTTCCAACCTACTGTGCCATCGTGTTTGAACAGCACAGAGTTAGCTGATATTGAGCCGTTTGCACCAGTGATAAACACACCTTCGTCAATGGCCGCTAATGTAACCAGACCCTGTGTTGAGGTTAAACCTGCAGAAACTGACAGATTAAGTTCTCTGACAGAAATAACGTCACCCGGTGCTGGCGCTTCTGTGAATGTGATCTTGGTTCCAGTGATGCTGTAAGCAACAACTGGTTGTTGTAGTGTACCGTTAATAGCAATGAATGCGCCAGCAGTTGTACAGTTACCTGACAGGAAGAACTCAGTGGTTAATCCATCGCCAGTGAATGTTTCGGCAATAATAGTTGTGGTTGCGCCTGCTTGTGGTTGGAACCACTTACCGCCGTCATAGTATTCAAGGTCACCAGCAACAGTGTTGAAACGAATCATACCAGCAACAGGTGTGCCGTAGCCGCTGTTACCAGGACGCTGTGCTTCTGTACCCTTAGGTATCAGCATTGCGTCAGTGCTGTTAATTTGTAGTTTTGCACCAGTTACCAAATTGGCACTAACTGCTGAATTACCAATTAATACCTGATTGTATAAACTTGATGTGCTGGCCCAAACCAATGTAGCATCGTTGCCACCGCGAACATAAAAATCTCTATTGTGATTTTGTTCATCGTTGAAACGTGCGCCTTGGCTTACGTTTAGATTACCACCAATGGCTGTACCACCTTGTACATAGAATGCACCGCTTGAAGTGGTTGTGCTGATTGTGCTGTTAGCAATGGCTACCTGACCGTAGAAGGTGCCTTTTTGGTTGTTGTCAATTCGCAAAGCCAGGCTGTGTGCGCTGTTATCGCGCTTGGTCCACAGTTGCATTTCGCCACCAATACCATTGATGGAATTGGTTGCACCGCTGACCACTGTTCTGATACCAGATATCTCTTTGAAGTCACCTGTGCCTGTGTAAGCATAAGCACCAAATGTACCTACTAGGTCGCCATCAACTGAATTGGTTGGACTGTGTGTTGATCCACGGCTGGTACTTACTGTCCAACCAGGAATCTGTCCCAGTGTGTTTGCTGATATAGCATTCTGTGGTAAGTATGCATCACCTTGGTAGTAGATGTTTAGTGTGTCTGTACCACCAAAGTCTCCATTGGTTCCAACATGCAAACCAACTGAGCTGAATGTATTTCCGGTTTGTCTCTGGAAGTTAAAATCCAAGTTGTCTTGATCAACTGATAAGTTACCGCTTGGGCTAATGAACAATACTGAGTTTGCACTAAAGGCTTTCATTACCAAGTCTTGACCAATGTTGGCCGCAGTAAACGATGCTTGACGTGGTGTGATGTTACCAATGTAGATATTGTTCATATCACCTGGTAATACCGGTTGCAGTATCAAATTACCAGATGGAGAAATATTGCCGCTACCACTACCACTGATGGTTAGTGTGTTGGTAATGATAACGTTTGTAAAGGTTGCCTGAACTGGTGTACTACCGCCAATGGTCATATTGTCGATAGTGCCAGTTGTTTCTGGATTAATTGTTACATAACCAGAACCAGTTGGAGCGAATGTAATAATTGCGCCACTGCCGCTGGCTGTTAAATTGTTGTCAATGACTGCATTGTTTGCAGTTAGTCTTCCTTCAATTCCAACACCACCAACCACTTGCAAAGCACCAGATGTCTGGCTTGTGCTTGGATTGGTATTGCTCAGTTTCATTTGTCCAAACTGAACACTACCGTATGTGCCTGTAAATACGTTGGCTCCACTTTCAATAGCGTTTTGTAGGTAAACTAAATTGCCTGTAGAATTTTGCCATCCCAAGAAGTTGCTACGGTCAGCATTTGTATAGTAATGTAAACGAAGACCTCTGTCTTTTCCGTCATTGGTGGTAAGTCCGCCTGCATTGGCTGATAGTCCAAGCTCAATGATAGGATCAACAACTGTTAAAAAGTTGCTGTTGATTGTACTGATGTTGCCAATAACGTTTAGGTTACCTGTGACTGTTAGGTTGCCGCCAATGCGTGTGTTTTTGTAAACACTCAAACCGCCATCAACAATTAATGCACCTGTACCAATTGAATCTGTTTCAACTGTGCTGGTGATTTCTGTTGAGCCTGTATCAGTAATGTTAATACGTGAAGTACCAGCACCATCAGCAATAATAATTCTATTGCTCAATGAAGAAATGGTACTACCAGTGTTTGCACCAAGAATAACGTTGTACGCACCGGTGATTACATCTCGTCCAGCTGTGTATCCAAAAAATTGGTTGTTGTCTGCGGCAGTTACAAAACGACCTGCGTCCTGGCCAACCATTGTGGAGTTTTGTCCGGTAACTCCGCGGCCAGCCCAATGACCAATCAAGGTTGAATTGTCTGCAGGACGTTCGCGGCCAGCATTGTCGCCAACTATAGTTGATCGTATGCCTGTTCCGTTATTGCCAGCACGTACACCAATTACAACGCTGTTGCCAGATATGGCTTCTGTATAGGCTGCATATCCTGCGTATACTTTACCGCCTGCGGTGTCTGCATTACCACCCCAGACCAGTGTGTTGATACTAATACTATTGGCACCAATGTTTACATTGCCACGAATACCAACACCGCCATTGACAGTAAGAGCACCAGTGGTTGGGCTTGTGCTATCGTTAGTAGCAACAATCCAAACATTACCTGTGTTGTCAATGTTGATGCGAGGATTGCCTTCGCCGTCAGCAATGATGCTGTAGTTGCTTAGAGTAGCAATCGTGTTGCCGTCGTGTGCGCCAATGATTAAATTTTTGCTTCCGGTGGTTACAAGGCTACCTGAGTTGTAACCAAAGAACTGATTGTTGGTTCCTGATACAATATTACCAGATCCCTTACCAACCAGTGTTGAGTTTGCACCCGGCGCACCTGCACCTGCACCCATACCAACTACAGTTGTGTTTTCTCCAATGCTGGTGATACCTTGTGTTGCACCCAATGCAGTTACGTTTGCGGCAATGCCTGTCTTTAACTGATTCTTACCAATAACAACATCGTTGGTCTTGTTGCTTTGGATGTATACATTTTGGCTTTCAAAGCTGGCGCTGGTACCTGTGTTTAGGTTGCCGCCGATGCCAACACCACCTGAGCCACTGACAATAATAGCACCAATATTTGCATTGGTACTGTTGATACCTGCTGTGCCAATTACTGCACCATTGCCCGCTTGTAAAATCAAACTAGGCTGATTGTTTGGCTGAATGTAGATGTCTTTGTTTGTGCCACCGTAGGTTTGGATACTTGCACCAAACACTCCTGTGGTCAATGTCAGCGCACCATTGTTGTTGGTGTCAGTGATCATTAAACCAGGACGAGTGCTGTTCAACTGTGTGATTTGTAGAACAGCAGTATTACCTTGAATTGCCGCTACGCCAGTGTTGGAGCCAAATACTGATCCTACACCACCAACTTGTATGTTCTGTGTAAAACTTGCACCGCCTTTGACTTGCAATGCACCAGTGGCTGTGTCAACTGCTTCAACCACGCTTGGGTCTGTGGCAGTTGTTTTAATTGTTGTGTTACCAATGATCAAATTGGCATAGGCACTACGATTGATAGCACCTTGTGTTATTCCGGTTTCAGTTGTTAGTAAACCTTCAAAGCTGCCATCAGCTTCTCTCCAAACCCAAGCAGTATTCAAACTGCCATAATTGGTTGGGCTAAGTGGTTGTAGGTTTCTGTCAATTAAAATACCAACATCGTAGCTGGGTGTGCCAACATATCCATTGTTAAAAATTACCAATGGGTCATTGACTAGTGTGTTTGTGCTGTTAATTGTGTTTGTATTGCCGGTGACCGTGAGGTTACCAACAATCGCAATATTAGAATTGATTGTTACATCTGGGTTAAACAGTGAGCCTACGATTGTGCCTGGAGCGATTTTTACATTCGCAAAGATCGTAGCATCAGTGATCTGGTTATTCTTAATCCGCGTTACGGCCATTATTTAAGCTCCTAAGGCATTGGTTATAGCTATTTAGCCAATGTTGGAGCCTTTTAATTTTGGGGGATTTAAGACGTTAAACTGTTGGATCTGTCAGGTAAATTGCGTGAAATTTAACCTGAACGTCGGCGTATGCGCCAAGTGCTTGAATGTTCAAAACACCATAGACATCTCTGAATGTGGACCAGGTGATCATGCTGGATCCAGTTTTACTAACAAACGTGCTGGAAAAGTACCCATCCAAATCGTCGTGTACCACGTGCAGATCACCTGTTTCGTAGTTGTTGCCTGTGATTGACTTTGCTACATAGGTATACTTGGCTGATCTGTAAGCATTCGTGTACCACGAATCTATGGTAGTTGTGGCTAGTCCAACATTTGCATAGCTTCTATCAGCAACAATTGGGTTGGTTGCTTGTGCCACTGTTCCGTTAAAGAAACGTACTTCAATGATATCAGTTGTGAGCGGCACTGTGCTGAAGGTGATTTGATCACCTGCCACGCTGTAGGTTGTACTAGGACGTTGAATAACACCGTTGAAGTTAACCAGTACTGCTTCTGTTGTGCTGGGCTGTGTGAGTGTAAAAGTTGCGCTGGTACCGTTTGGTACAATGGTCTGACTGGTAACGGTGGAGTTTGCAGGATTTTCCCACTGTGTTCCATCAAACCATTCAATGGTTCCTAGTTCTGTGTTGAAACGGAAATCGCCTTGTATTTCAAAACCTGCAGACGGACGTTGTGCATCGTTACCAACTGGCAATCGCATGGCTGATGCTGTGTCAACTACCACACGATTATAATTGTAGGGTGTCAAATACAACGGACCAGCCACGGTGGAAATTGTTGTATCATTGATGCTTAGGTCTTGGAGTCTGATTAATCCATCTTCAATTCTAGCTTGTTCTGCACCTTGTACAACAAATATAATATTTGCAGTGAACAAGTTGTCGTCTTGAACTTGTACTTTGGTATCACCTTGGAATATAGAACTGGTTGATGCAGTAGAAACTGTAATCAATCCATCAACGTATGCTTTGGTTGCCGCATCGCTTGGTGCAGTTGGAGTTGCTACGTTTCGAATATTATTATCAGACGCTGAGATAACACCAGAACCATCTGGGTTCAAAATCAAATCTTCATTGGTGTTAGCAGTAGAAATCGTGTTGTTAAGAAACGTCAAGTCGCCCAAACGTGTAATACCATTGGCACGTAGGTTAGTACCATCAAAGGTTAGATAGTTTGTGCCTTTAAGGAATCTGTTGTCTGCCGCATCAAGGAACAGCACCTGATTGGTGTTTGGACCAGTAAGTCTGACATTACCAGTGGACACCATGTTATTGGCTTCACTATAGGTCAGTGCTGATGTGGTCTTGATCCAGTTATTGGCCGCCATGAATGTAATAGCAGTAGGAGTACTATTACGAATAATAACGTTGGCTGCATCCAGTGTTGTAAATGTCTGTGCTTGTAAAACAGTTAGGTTATCAACCACCAAACTGTTGTTTGCGTTGTAAAAACGCAGAGTAGGGTTGTCAATTAATATTCCGTTTGCAGTGGTAAACGGAATTAATGTGTCTCTGAGATTACTAACTGCGGCCGTGGTCAGTGTGGCTAGATTGTTTACAGTTAAGAAAGTAAAAGTAGCAGGACGAGGATTTATTCCTCCAATCACAGTGCCATCAACACGACCACTGATAACATTGGCGTTGATAACCGTTACGTTGGCAACACCATTTGCATTTAGTGTAAGATTCTGATTTAATCCTTGTGTGGTAACAAGTGCGCCAGCATCAAGTACAACGTTACCTATTGCGGCATTACCGTTGACGTTAAAGACAAATGGACCACCAGAGCCGGCACGTAAAGCCATGCGTATGTTAGTAAAATCTAAGTTTACTAACGGTGCCGCTCCACTTACAAAATTTAGATCAATGCCTTGGCGATCTAAGTTTTGTAACAGCATTGGTCCTTCAATTTGTCCAAAAGCCATTTATATTTCCTTAGCCTCGGCCGAGTTATTGTGCCACTGTACTTGCGTATCCGTGTAGTACAATAATTGTTTGCCCAAACGGTGGTGCAGATGTAAATGTTAGTATTGAACCACTTACGCCGTAAGCCACTGTGGGGTTTTGAAAAACGTTACCAACTACAACAATCACTTTGTTGTTTTGCAAATTGTTTGCTTCAACAGCATAAGATTTGCTCATGGTAAATTGTGTTTGTAAACTGGTGCCAGTAAAAGTATCCTTGGTAATAACCACTGGACCTTCTCTGGTTAAAGTGTTCCATTGATTTGAATAGTAGACTTCTACCAAGTTGTTGTCGGTATTAAATCTAAATTCACCATCAACAGGTGCATACGGACGCAGACTGGTTGAACCAGTTGGCATCACTGTGCCAAAACCGGCTGTGCGTAGTCTGTCGTTTTTAAGATGACGTCCCATGTGTTAGATACTCGTATAGCTAATTGTTGCAACAACTTTAAGTGCATAGGCACTTGAATCTGGATAAACATTTCCTCTAATGGTATCACCGTCACTCAGTAGTAATCTTTCATGCTCAAGAACATAAGTGTCTTGTGCGGCAACGGTTAGGTTACTGTAGATTACATTGTTACCATAGTCCACACCACCATTGGGTGTGATAAAAATACTGCAAGTAATAGGCTCTGCAGATTTATTGCAGAGATACATTGTAGTCACAGCAATATTACCTGCTGCCGTATGGAGCACTGGAGGAGTTGATCCATTTCTGATTGTAGAGCTTATAATTGCCATGCTTTAATTCCTAAAATATGATTGAATATACAATCGCTTTCTTTTTACTAATCAATTCATCATTTGGCGAACTATTATCACCAGTGGTTACATATACACCAGTGCCACCTGCGGCAACTGGACCACCATGAAGAATGTTATAGTTAACAACTGGAGCTGGAGCGGTTGTGTAAATTTTTAATGCCAGGTTACTATCTAATCTCAGACTATGACTAGATATACCTTCAGCTATAACAGACACATTGGTGTTACTGCTAATATAATTTGGACCAACATTTAGATTTGCGCTGAGTTCTGGCGCAGGGTCTTCATTTAATTTTGTTAACCCAGTGCTGGTAGACAAAATGTTTGCTACTAGTCCTGTTGATGTTTTTACCTGCCATTGCAGAGTGGGTTCGTTCCATAATAAGAATACGCTGGATGATGTTCCGCGATCAACTTCAATACCAGCTGGTAGCAATGGACTGCCTGACCAACCTTTGTTTAGTGTGATAATATTGTCTGCAACATAGGTTTGTTGGACGTCTGCTTGTACAACATTGCCCAAAAAAGTATTGCCATACACTTGTAACCGTCCATTGATGATTACCACGTTTGAATCCAAAGTGATAGGATCATCGTGATTGATGGTGTTAATTGTATATGGTCCGCTGACGTTTTTAATAATACTCATTATATGAACTCGCCGTTTGCTTTATTTATGAGACGTATAGCCAAACAAAAAGAGGGCATTTCTGCCCTCTTTTTAGTTACAAACTATCTAGATTAGCTAGATTGTACTTGTACAGTGATGTCAGTTGCACTGACGTTGCCTGTACCGCTTACGCTGTCAAATGTCCACTTGTAGCTTTCACCTGTTGAGCTGTAAACCTTACGGTCAGTGATTTTGGAAATGTTAAATTGCGAACCATCTGAGAATGTAGCAATAACAGTCATTGTGCCTGCGCTGTATGGGTTCAAGTTAGGACTTGTAACCAATTTTACTGTTTCAGAATATGAAGCATTTCTGCAGATCCATGTTCTGCTACCACGTTGTTTCACCATGTCAGCATTCCAATCACCGTAACTTGCGCCAGTAAAGAATACGTTTGCACGAATAGCAGCCGCAGTTGTTCCAGATGTTAGTGTTGCTGTAGCACTTGCCGCTCCAGAGTTTGCACCAGTGAATGTGATTGCTGGGTTAGCAGTGGTATAGCCTGCACCAGCGTTGCCCAGTGTAAGTGCTTTAATAGCACCGTTAGCAAACAAATGAACTGTGCTAACTGTAGCAGTTGTTCCGCCTGCTAATAGAGGTGCGGCAATAGTTGCAACAACGTTTGCGCTGTAATAACCAGTACCACGTGTAATACTGTTTAGTGTAATGTTACCAGAAACATCGGCTGCAATTGATTCTCCACCAATACTCGCGGTACCGCTTTGACCACCGTCACCACCTGTGGCACCGTATGTTCGTGGATTATAATATTTTTTCTTAATTGGACGTCCCATTGTTTTCTCCTTGTGTTATGGCGTTCTAGGCCTACGCAGTGGGTCTGCATAAACTCTCCTTTCAGAGCGAACATTATATTTACCTAATAGTTTGCTTTATATTGTTGTCTGCTATATAATAGCTACAGGTGCTAGTCAGACAGCATCCTGTTTAGTTAGGTACCCGGAGTAGAAATGCTCCGGGTATTTTTTTATCCAACAAAAAAGCGCCTTGCGGCGCTTTCCTGCTCCTCCCATCCCTGAGTGGATTTTTTTATAATGTGTGATTATTGGAAAGACAAAGTACCAGAAGTGATACCAACCTTAGCCAAGTAGTCACCAGCGTTACCTAGAGAAGACGCTGTGTTTGTCAACTCAACATATCCGTAACGAGTCATAAAGCCTACGACTGGTTCGAATGTGTTTGGATCTAGAACAACACCAGAGCTCATTAGAGGAACATATGGGCAATAGAATGCTGCCGCATCTGCTTCGCTTGAACCCTTGTAACCGATTAGAACGGCTGTACCTGTGTTTGCATAGCTGTCTACGTAAACACGCATAGCGCCATTCAATGTACCAACAAACTTGGTGTTTGTAGGTGCTTCGAATGTACCTTCTGTTGTACGAGCAAAAGCTGAAGTAGTTGCAGATTGCAATACTGTTAGAGCTTCAGCAGATACAACTGCCCAGTTAGCCGCACCACGACGTGTACGCTGAGCGATCAAGTTTGCACTACGGTTGATTAGAACTGCCAATGCGGCATGCTCGTCACCAACGAAAGTAGCTGTACCAGAAACTGTGGACTGGTCATATGTGAATTCAGTTGCTGCCAATGAACGTAGGCTTGCCAAAATTTCTTGGTCAATTTCAACTGTGATTTCTTGTGCCAAAGCTGCCATGATTTCAGCTTCAACATCTAAACCGTGCATAGCTTGAGCATCTTGAGCTGCCTCAAATGTCCAACGTGCGCTTAGTTTACGTGTCTTAGCTTCGACAACTTGTTTCAAGATTTGAACGTTGATACGGTTACCAGGTGTACCTTCTAGGGTACTAGTAGCGTATGCCTTGCTTGTTGCTGGGTTACCAGAATAAGCAGTTGCAATCTTGAATGGGCTTAGTGCTTCGTCACCAGCTAGTGCGCCATCTGTACCTGTAGTTGCGCTAACAGTGTCAGCATAACGTACACGTAGAGTATGGATTTGTGCAACTGGGCCAGTCATTGGCTGAACACCAACGATTTCGTTAGCAATAACGGTTGGCATTACACGACGAATCACTGGTAGAATAACGCGATTCAATGTTGCTACGTTGCTTGAGCTAGTAGCACCAGCAGTTGCGTTTTCTGCCAAGTACTTGCGAGTGTTCTCTAGGATCACACCCATGCTGGTTCTCTTAGAACCTTGTAGGCCTTCTAACAGGGCTTCTTTTGTTTCGCCCCAACGGCTCTCTAATAGTGCGGTTGTCATTTTATTTCCTTCTCCTGTTTAGGGTTTACTTTAGCCCTGCTAAACGCTTGATTTCAATCACGTTAGTGGCATCATCAGAGGCGCTGACCTTAGCAGTCTTATCACCAGTTTGTACTGAACGTCCTTCGCTTAACACAGCCTTTGGAGCTGCCTTAATTGGAGTGTTATTCAACACAGCTGGAAGATACTTATCAAATGCAGTTTGTAATTTGTCTGTCTGCACTGATTCAAGAAGTTCGCTCATTACTGCGGCCTTCTCTTTGTTCAAAGGTTTCAACAACACAGAAAGAGTTTCTTTACGTGTTGCAGATTCTTTGATAATCTTAATTTCTTTTTCTTTCGTTTCTACCAGAGCGGCCTTTTCATCGGCGGCACGAGTAGCCTCGGCTAATTGCTGAGCTTGAGCATCCATCTCTGCACGTAGCTTGGCAATTTCACGGTTCTCATTGAGGTGAGTAACTGCAAATTCACTAGCAAATGCCTCAAACAAACGACGACCAAACATGTTCTCACGAGCACTTTGGATATCTTCTTTGAGTTGTACGATTTCTGTTTCAAGGTTTTGAGCAATAGACTCTTTAACCAACTTGGCGCTACGTTCTACAAACTGACTCTTTAGTTGAGTCAAATGTTGTTTAGCTTCTGCAACTAAACGAACGCGAGCTTCTACCACAGCTTTCTTATCTGTTTCAAATTCTTGAATCTCTTCAGCTAACGCTGTGATAACAAACTTCTCAAGACGACTTACGTTTTCTTGATATTGCTTGCGATCAGCACGTAGTTCCTTCAATTCCTCAGCTAGTTTGCTGATCATGAATTGATCAAACTTGCTTGCGTTTTCAGACATGCGAGTTTGGAACTTCACACGGTCTTCTGCGAGAGCACGTTTTTCTTCTTGGAACTCACGAATTTCTTCAGATAGAGCGTCGGTAACCATGTGGTCTAGGGCTTCAACCATTACACTCTTGTCATGCTCATAGCGTTGTGCAAATTCTTCGCGCAACTCTGCACGTGCAGTTTCACGTGCCTCATGAAGCTTGGCTTCCCAAGCTTCAGAGATGGCCTGACGAGTGTCTTCGTTGATAATGCCGGCATCCAACAGTGGTTTGATAGCATCAAACATTACCTATCTCCTATAATTTCAAATCATTGATTAGGCGCACAACAGCCTCTTTCAGATACTTCTGAACTTTTTGATCATGTACTGCGTCACCTGCTGTGTCCAAAACACGATGTCCATGACGCATGTTCATTAGACCTTCGTAAATTGCTTTTGGATAAGCGTGTGGTGCGCTAGGTTGTGCTACTATGTCCACAGTGATTATTTCAAAGTCACTGACTTGACCTGAACTCTCGTTAACGTTGCCGCTGCCACGTGAGCTCACTCCTAACTTGACTCCGCTAGTAAGCATGGCTTTCACCAGCTCACCCATCGGGGTCGGTAGAATCTTTAGTTTACCTATACCAGCATGTCCGTCCATGTACATTTCTGTAATCATGTGGCTCACACGGTCTAGATTAATTTTTAGGTCATCTGGATGGTCTACTTCACCTAGAACGCTGTTACCTTTTCTTAACTGTTCGTTAATTTGGGTAACAGCTTTCTCGATTTCGTGAATTGGGTATATGCGCTTGTTTTCGTTCTTGATACCGCCTTCAATGCATATACCTTTCAGATAGAGGTTCTTACCTTTGCCGTCGGGAGCGTCTTCGTTGAGCAACTCCAACCTAGCGGCATCAAATGTAAGATTCTCTTTTAGGTACATAGCCATATTAACTACCTAATTATTTTGCTTTGAAACCAGATTTGCCACCTGGTTCAATGCTGTGTTTGTTAACACTCACGCTACCATCAGTTGTGCTGCCTTCTGCAGACTTAGCACTTGCTTTAGTATTGTAATAGTTTTGAGCGCCTTTGTTGCCACCTGGCTTGTTTACATTGCGTTTAGCAACATCAATTTCCTGTGGAGCTTTCAAAAAGCCGCCTGCTTTACCTTTTGGGGACTGACCGTTAGGATCTGGAACGTTGTCTTGACGGTTCATGTTTTCATTTGTACCGCCCATGTCGTTAGGCATGTCGTCAACGATGCTGGTCTTGTTTACGCTTACGCTACCGCCTTTAGCACCAACTTCTTTGCCTTCAGCGTCGCCTTTTTTGTCAGCGCCATGACCACCAGATACTTTTTCTACGTATTCACGAATACGCTCTGCTTCAGTTCTAGCACGACGTGATTCAGCAACTGAATCTTCTTCGTCATCTGCTTCTTCTTCGTCATCTGCTTCTTCGTCGCCTTCTTCATCACCCTCTTCGTCGCTGCCGCCAAATGGGTTATCGTCGCCTTCTTCATCACCCATGTCATCGCCGCCGAAGTCGTCACCGCCTTCTTCGTCGCCCATCAAGCGATCAAATTCTGCTTTTAATTCGTCAATTGCAGACTCTAGGTCCATAATGTCAGACTTGGTAGCTGGAGCTTCGCTGTCGCCAGCACCGCCTAAACCACCCATGTCATCGCCGCCTGGCATGTCATCGCCGCCTGGCTCGCCGGACATGTCATCACCTGGCATGCCCAATTCATCGTCTTCTTCAGTCATGCCATTTTCGTCCATGGCAACTTCTTGAGCAAGGTTACCCACGCGATCATGGCTAACTGCTGGTTCTTCGTCCATTAATGATTCATAGATTTCACGGCTGCGCTCTACCACGATTGAGTGGAAAAGAGCACGAGCTTTGTCTTCGTCATCATTAATGATATGTTCTATAAGCTGTTCGTATTTGTTCATGAGAACTCCTCTAGTAATATGGCTATGTTATTTTATTTAAGATAACGGCTAAGATTTCGCCAGTTATGTGGATGTTTTTGAGCGATTTGCAAAATTTATAGGCTTGCAGGTGCTCCAACACCGGCTGCACCCTCTTCCGGAGCTGTTTTATATTGCTTGCTTACCCTCTTGAGCTGTTGCTCATGTTCTACTTTTTTAACGTCATTCATCATACGCAAACGGTTAATCTGCGCTAATGTGAGTCTAGTTTTGCGTCGATCATCCAGCTTGATGGTGGTATGATCTTCTTGGGGTTCGTAACGTCCGGGCAATACTGGATTAAAAAATTCGTATAAATTCATAACTTGTATTTACCCAAAACGGTTTATATTGCCGGCGGTATGCCGCTTGCAGGCGTGGATGCTGTGCCTCCTGGGACTGGACTGCCCATGCCTGGACCAGCTGGCATTTCACCTGGCATGCCCATTCCTGGCTCTCCTTCAGCAGGGACGTCTGCGGCTTCTAGGTCGCTTTGGATGCCACCTGGGGTTACGCCCACTGAACGTAGCTCGGCAGCATCAGCAGGTGCAGTTTCAACATCACCTTGTTCTTCTGCCCACATGCTTTCGTTTTCTGTCATTTCTTGTTCAGTTAAGCCCAAGAAACGTTGCATTAGGAAACGTTTGGAGAAGTAAGGAAACTGCTCCAACTGTGTAAATGTGTTGATACGTGCCATATCAACGTCAGCTTGACGGTACTGTGCAAAGTTCTGTGGGGGATTAAACTTAAGATCAAACAGTTGTCCGTCGATACTAATACCGCGCCACTTCATGTACAGCTTGAACTCTTTGTCTAGATATTCAGCAACAATCTTTTGTAAACGCAAACAGTATTGGTTAAAGCGCCATTCCTGAATCAGTGCTGTGCCTACTTTACCATCAGTAAAACTGCCCTGTGCGCCGTCGTCTAGTCCTGTAGGCAAATAGCTACTTGGAATGCGTAAACCACGGAATAATTTGTTGGTAAAGAAGTGTAAATCAGTGATTTCACCTAGGTTCTGACCGCCTGCTAGTGTCTCTACGCTAGACCCACGGCCGTCTGCTGTAACAGGGAAGAAATAGTCTTCATTTTGGCTCAATGGGTTGTAAGTAGCATCCATCATGTTTGTTCCGCCACCTGTTTGTGTGGGGATTCTACGCTGATGCACTTCGTTTTTAATACGCTCAACAAAGGCCATAGCCATGTGACTTGGCATGTTTCCTACGTCAATTTTGAAGATTCTACGCTCTGGAGCACGTTGTACACGGTAGATAATAATAGCATCTTCCAGCAGTTCTTTCTGCTTAAACACCTTGAAAATGTTCTCTAAAACAGAGTTGCCGAACGGCCAATATACGTCCAGGCCCTCTGTTAAACTCATGTGTAAAACGTGTTCTGCGTTGATTGCTACTTCGTTTTTAGCCTGGCTAAAACGGCTACCACCTGCTGTATAATTGCTGGGTTGTACATAGCTACCAGTGGGTCCACCCACTTGCGGATGGTTAATATATGTGTCTGTTGCGGCTACTGCGGTTACACTTAGGTTTTGCAGGTTAGGATTAATGTCTTTGATAATGTACTGCTCAGGCTGTTTGCCCTCTGCTTCGTTTACAATAATCTTAACCACTTTTGACATTTCAACCCAGAACAGTTTGAATGTTTCTGGATCACGCACAAACACTTGATCTCCGTATTTGATAACGCTACGGAAAATACGAAAGATACGTTTGTTCAGTTCATTGAGACTTACCCACTGATGCAGTTGTTCTTTGATAATTTTAATTTCGTTTTCAGTTGGTTGCTCTTTGAAATCTAGTGTAAAAGCATTACCATACTCTTCGTTGTCTTGTGTGCTGAATTCTGCTAGAATGTCTAGGGCCGCATTGACTTCGCTGTCCATGTCCATTTGTTCATACTGGTTGTATCGCTCAACACGATTTGGATGTCCAATATAAATTTCTGGCAGACTGCTTTGCCAGTTGCGATAACCAGGGTTAGTAGGGGTAGAGCTTCCATTGAATGTGAATGGACTAACAGCACCTCCCATATTCTGGGGTATGTTAGAGCTCTTAAAATATTTTTTCCAAGACATGTATAATTGGTTCCGTGTCGTATATTTAAGTGATTAGAAGTTGTTGCCAATCTTCTTGAGGTAGCGTACACTATCGCTATTAGCAGAAACCACTGCCCCCATTTTTGTTGCTAGACTACGCATAACTTCAACACCCTCGGCTGTTTCTTTGGTTAGCTTACCTAATGCAAAAATAATAGGATCACCTTTACCATATTCAATCAAATCGTTTTCAGTGAACGCTTTGCCTTTTTTAGCCTTAGGATCATAAAAATCGCCCGGTCTAACAGATGTAGTGCCAAGTGGACCTGCTCCGCCCTGGGCACTTTTTAATGCATCAACAAATGCACTAGTTAAGATTCCTTTTGCATTTGCTGTAAACGTAATAGCATTACCAGCCGACGATAGGCTTACAGCAAGAGCGCCATCAAATGCTTTAAGTCCTTCTGGCAGTTTGCCTGTAACTGTTACAGTTGCACCAGCTGGTGCTGATGGTGCAGAACGTGGCTTACCATTGGTAGTAGTAGGTTTATCGTCACCAAACCAACTCATTGGATTTAAGTTGCTAAATTTCTGTTTAACTGTTTTCCAACTATCTTCTACCCAGTCGCTTATGGTTGTAAATGTACTACCTAGAGTTTTACCAATTGAATCCCAAACTCCTTTGAACGTCCAACTCTGCCACCACTTGGAAAAACTTTGTCCAATTTTATTAACCCATTTAGAAGCATCAGTCATATAATACAGCACACCTGCACCAATACTACCTAGTAATCCGCCAATGATAGCGCCGGGTCCTGCACCAACACCTCCAAACCATACACCAATTGCGGCACCAACTGCGGCACCTATCTTTCCGCCAGCCCAGGCAGCGGCAACACCACCTGCAGTCTCTGCTGTTTTACCAGTGTACTCTTCATTTGCTTGTTCTGCTGTTATTTCGCCGCGGTTTTTCTTTTCACGAATTTGATTCATTTCGTAACCGTACATAAGAGTCTGAACGCCTATGTTGGCACGATTAACATTTTTTAACAGAGGTGCGGCTTTTTCTAAGGCTGTTGCAATCTTGGCTTGTCTTATTTCCGCGGCAGCGGCTTTGGAGCGCAATTCCATTTCTGCGACGTCTTTTGCACTACCAGTTAGTTCTTTGCCTTTGAATGGATTCTTTTCTTTGAACCATTCTTTGAATCGTTCTGTGCGAGTCTTGCCTTCTTCTACTTTAGCACCACCCTCTGTTGCAGTTGTTGTTGTTCCTCCACCAAAACGTCCAGATGTTGCCCAGCGTATGAGTTTCAATGCATCAACTGCTAGTAGTGCGGCAATGGCAATTGGTAACCACTTGTTGATTTCTCCCATGCCAGGTATATCGCCGCCGCCAAACTTGCGTTGGAATCCGCCGAGACCTTCTTCTATTAATCTGTTTGCTTCTTCTAATGAAGCTTTGATCTTAGTTCCAATCTCAGGAAGTCTATCAATAATGTGTTGTTGGAACTTGGCTGTTAGATCTCTGCCTGCCGCTTCAATGTCAGTCAACATCTGTGTCATGTTCTTGGGCTTGCCAGTCTTACCTGCTTCTTCAGCATCTTCCATGGTCTGACGTTGATTTTCTTTTATGTTTTTAACCGCGTCTGCTGTAAACCTAGAGCCTTCAACCATCATGCTGGACAGAGAATTAATAGCAGGTGCCAGTTTACTATTACTTGCCGCAATAGTACCAAAGGTCTGATCCTTCATGATTGTTTGGTACACACTTGACAGTCGTGTACGAATCTTGATTGCTTCGTCTGGTGTCATGGTACCGTTACGCATTGACTTGGCTGCGTCTCGGAAAATTACCTGTAGCTCTGGGAATCTGGCAGCTAACAATTTCATGCTGTCACCAGTGGCTACACCAAACTTAGCAGTCTGAACAATTGATCGACGTATCTCGTCATCAAAGGTGTCCATGGCTTTTGTAACTGTGGCTCTCACACTATCTGGAAGATTAGCCATCTCTTGTTGGTATGCAAAGTCTGCCTGGTTGGCTTTGGCTTTTTCTTTAAGGTCTCTAATGCTCTTACCAGTCAGTTGATTAATAATACTCAACGACTGTGCATACTCCACAGAGCGTTGTAAAATTTCTGAATCTTTCAAGGACCGACCAAACTGTCCTTGTTTCATGTATGCCATTTCAGATGCGGCAATGCCCATAAAGTCTTCAACTGACACCCCCATGGCCTGCAACTGTCTGTCTAGTTTTTGTCCTCTGAGCTGTGCTGCCACGCGACCCATCTGCAAACTGGCTTGACCAATGCCCATACCAGTTCTAACCAATGCGTCTGCGTTTTCTTGCACACCTTGCTTGAACTGATCAAAGGTCATCATCATGACGCCATTGAATTGCAATGCCTTGGCTATGTCATCGGCACCACCTGCAACAACAACACCTGCCTTGGTTAAATCTTTGTAGGCTCTTAACAGTTGATCACCACCAGTCATCAGCACCTGGTTGTAGAGTCTTGCGGCAGCAGTTTTAAGTTCTGATTGTACTTTGTTTGACTCGGCATTCAATACCATGCCCAAGCCAAGCAGTTTACTTGCAAATCCTGGAATAGCCGCAACTGCTGTGCCAGCCATTTGTGTGGCAGTGGCCAATTGCTGTGCATGAACATTAGCAATGTTCAGTTCCATTTCCATCTGAGCATTGGCTATGGCAAATCCAGAACCACCGCTCTGGATAGTGCTCATTACCTGTCCAACGCCCTGTATGGTTGCCATTTGCACAGCACCATAGTAGCCTATTAGAAACTTGCCCCACTTTTCAACACCGCCGGTGAACTTCTGGAATACTTCGCCGCGATCCTGCATAGACGAAATTTCTTTGCGTCTAGCTTCAACTTCTTTTAACTGTAACGGTGTTAGTAGTGCGGTGCCAGCACGATGTTTGCGTAGTGCTTCTTCTAGATCATAGAGTTCATTGTTAGCTTGACGCAGTGCTTCTTTGTGTTCGTATTGTGCTCTGTTGGTTAAACGCAAACTTGCACTTAGACGTTTGTAGCTGTCTGTGGCATCTTTACTGCTTTTCAAAAGATTATCTATACGTTCTTTGTATGTTGCTCCATCAGAATCACCGCTGGAGCTTGATCGGCCCGCAGACGGGTTGCGGTCTCCCATAACCTCTTGCATTGCCCGTTTGAATGCTTCAATTTGCTCGCGATCCATTTTGCTACCTATAAATAAACGTATATTTCAATATTTATGAGGATCAAAATATGAGCACAGAACAGACAGCAGTGCCACCAGCAAATAACCCACTGAGCAAGTTTTTCCGCACCCCGGCAATTTATATTGGTTTGCCCAGTGGAGGACGCTGGTGGAAAGACGGAGCACTGGAATTACCCGAAAACGGGGAATTACCTGTGTATCCTATGACCAATCGTGATGAAATCATGATCAGAACTCCAGATGCGCTGATCAACGGACAAGGCGTAACCGATGTAATACAAAGCTGTATGCCCAACATCAAAGACGCTTGGAAAATGCCCAGTGTAGACGTAGACACTTGTCTGATAGCCATGCGTATTGCCAGCTACGGGCACAAAATGGATTTTACAAACAAATGTCCGCATTGCAAAGCAGAACACGACTATGCAGTGGATCTACGTGTGATGTTGGATTCTATCAAATGCCCCGACTACGATAAAGATCTAGACATCGGCGTTATTAAAATCAAGTTCCGCCCACAGATGTACTGGGAAACCAACTTCACAAACAAAACCAGTTTTGAAGTGCGTAAACTGCAAATGGCTCTGGAAGCATTGCCCGGTGACGAGGAAGATGAAGAAAAGACCAAAGCACTAACAGATCAGCTGATGCGTGTTAACGAAATCAATCACTCTGTTATGGCCAGCAGTATTGAATACATTGAAATTGTTGAAAGTGGTGAAAGAGTTGGAGATCAAAACTTTATTAAAGATTTCTTAAACGAAGTTGATCGTAAAATATTTGATCAGATACAAAATGAAATCACCAAGCTACAAGAACAAGGTGCAGTTAAGCCAGTTAAAGTAAACTGTAACTCTTGCAATGAACCGCTGGACATTGCTATCCTATTTGATTATTCAAATTTTTTCGTAGTCGGCTCTTGACTTTAACCGACGACGAAATTGGATTGTTGCTAGAAGAATACGACAAACAGTCAAGAGCCATACGCGAGGAAGTGATTAGATTTACCTGGTGGATGCGCGGAGGAATAGATTATGATTCCGCTATGTCCTTGGCTCACACTGACAACGAAATCATCAGGGAAATTATTAAAGAAAATATGGAAACTACTAAGAACAGTGGTTTACCATTCTTCTAATACTTTTTCTAACACTTTCAAGAACTGCTTCGCAGTTCTATTGATTTCGCTATCGCTCATCAATATCTTTCTTCGCTTTAGCGATTTTAAGTATCATCTAGATTAATCGGTCAGAATTCGCCCGTTGCCGGGCAAAAAACGTGCATCATCTGAGTAGCACAGTCATCTATTCTAAATGGGATTGTCGTAAGACACGGAGGCGGTTGACCTGTACCCCCTACCCAAGCTTCGCATGTCAACGGAACCCTAGTGATCCGGAATAGACCCAAATCCTATAAGCTGTGGTTGCATCTTTTTCGCAGAGCCACGACCATTTGAACCTTAAGTTAGTTCTTTTCTTGCAACGCACCAGTATCTAGCGGCACAGCACTACCTGTACAACCTCAAGGTGAGTCTAGCAGCCTAGACCAAACAATGTTGCTATGTTATGAACACAGAGTACGAACTACTTTAACGTGTTCGTTGTGTTCCCAAAATTTATCGTAATCGTAAATGAGCCAGGAGCCGTGTTTGTCTGATTGGTAGAGAAGATGTGGTATCGATAGATCCCAATGTGTGCCATGTTGTACCGCTACAAACATGCCTTTGCGGTTGAACTTCATGAACAGAATATTGAAATCACCTTGGTCGGCTACATCCAATGTTTGCTCAATCCAGTCATCCAGCTGTTTGCAGGAGCCTTGAAAGAGTTGATGAAATGGAAAGTCTTTGTAACTTTTGCACTCAGCATTGAACTTTGGGAAACTCTGTCCAGGAATAATATCCCCTTTGAAGCTTCTTATTTGTCCCTCGTGCAGTATCTCTTTGCGATTTGCATTTGACCCGCCAATATAAGCGCCAGAATGCGGAACGCGGATAAAGCGTTCTCCATAGGTAACAGTAAGGTGATCTGCCACCTTGCGTTCCCATGCATTTCCTTTTGCTTTTTGTGGACTGGTCATAGCTTAGTTAATTATCTTGTATTTTGGGTGAGTTAAAAAATCTGTTTTCTGTCTATTTTAGAACGGTTTCTTCTGTAAATTGCCTTGAAAAGTGTGTTTGATTGTTGTGTGTAGAACAGTGCCTTTTGCAAACTTCATGCGGATTTGTGGTCCAGCTGTCTGCGAGTCCATGATAATTTGGTGCTTGTATCCATTGTTTTAGTTGATCGTCTAGTGTAAAAATTCTGTTGCCTATGAAACAGCAGGGCAGTACTTGCCCCGTTGCTGACACGTATAAACTTTTTTCGTTTACAGCATGACAGGAAATTGGGCCATCGGGCACGATTGGAACATAGCCTTTGGGCGGAGATAAAAACTCCACAGGACGATCTTCAAATCTATTGCTAACCTTGGCACGAAAATGTGTAAAGCCCATCTTTCTAGCATGTTCACGGCAATGGTCAACATGATGCTGATTATGCTCAAACACCAGCATGTCCCAGTGTGCTCTCCCGCCTGACATGATAAATGTTTCTGCATTCAGCATCACACGATGCCACATAACACCTCGGCGATAGATGTCATTGGTACTAGCCATGCCGTCGATGCTGAACACACAATAATCTAGATTGCAATTAAACAGTTCGCCTAGTTCAATCCAAAAACGTGTGTCACGTAATCCACCATTGGTATTCATGCCCAGGGTGATGTTGGGATTAACTTCTCTAAACCAACGCAGTATAGGTATACATTCTTTAGCTGCCGCCGGATCGCCAAAGTCTCCACAGGCAAACACCTTATCCAGCTGGCGTACAAAATCTTCTGAAAACAATTCTTTGCAACGTGCCAGTGTTAAGTCATGATCATCACTGTAGCCTAGACTAGGATCCATTCTACTGCATTGAGGACATGATGCTTGACACCTGGTGGTTAACTCAAGATGCAGTACACGTATGCCAGCAGGATCAAACGGTGTCAACATCTGTTCCATAGCTGGTAAATCCATTTTCTTTTGTAACAGTCAACACATTGCTAACACGACTAGTTAACTCATCCTTGTGACTTACCAACCAAACACTCTTGTTTCTATCACGTGACATCTTCTTGAGAATAGCCAAGGCTGCTTCAACACCTGAACTGTCCATGCCTGAGTCTACAACTTCGTCAATGAACAGCAGGTTAATAGGTTGATACAGACTTTCCCACACATCACGGAAGCTCCAGCTCAGTGACAGGATAAGTCTATTACGTTCTCCACGTGACAAGTTATCAAAGTCTAGTTCACGTCCTAGCTCAGTGATGTTAACAGTTAAGTCGTTTTGGAATACCACTGTGTGTGGCAAGCCAATCTTGTCAAGGTAGTAACTTAGTCGTTGATTTAGATAAGTTAAGTTTTGATCAATGATGCGTTTGCGAACAAAGCTGTCTTTGCTGGTAAGCAGTTTGTGTAAAAAGTCTTGATGATCCAGCAGGTTGGTTAACCTGTTCATTTCATCATAATCAATTTCTTCCAGCGCCTGCTTTTCCATTTCTACAATTTGATCAGAGTATGGATCTGCTTCTTCCTGTTTAGCAGTAATCTGTCCAAGTATGGCACCCAGACTGGCACGATGCTCAAATGCATCTGCTTCACGCTCATAGAATGTTTTAGGAACTTCGCCCAGCTCACCTAGTTCTGCTAGTGCAGTGGTGTTCTCCATGTACTGTGTGTTTGCACTCAGCGCATTCAGTGCGGCTTCCTGCATTTCTGTTTTTTTAGTAGCAAGCAACTGCTCATGATTGTTGTCGTGTAGTTCTTGTCCACAAGCATGACACTTGTGATCTTCCAAGCTGGCAATTTCTGCTTTGAGCTTTTCCACCACACGATTTTCACGAGCTTCATCGCGCTCGTTCTGTACAATATATTTTTTAAGTTGATCAATGGCTTGCTTTTTAACAAAGTATTCTGCAAGCTGTTGATGTGCAACCAGTTCTGCTTCAATGTCAATTTTGTCCAGCTCTGCGTAGCCTACAGCAAGTTTTTCTAGATCTTCCTGCTTCTTGGTCTGCCACAGAGTTTGTCTGCGACGTAGATTAGCAATCTGATCTTCCATGCGCTTGTTGGCATCCTGCACAGCCTTGATGCGATATTCCTCTTTGGTAATTGCATCTTTGGTAGCCTTCATTTGCTCTTTGAGAGCTTCGGCTTTTTCTGATAGCTGTGTAACGCCCAACAACTGTTCAATCATCACACGTTGTTCTGCGGCTTTCAAGCTCAAGAACGGCTCTGTGTAGGTGTTCAATGCAACCACGTGCTTGAACATTTCGTGACTCATGCCCAATAGCTGTTCAATGGCATGTTGTGTTTCTCTTGAGTCGCCTTGTGCTTCGTCTTTTTGTTCTTGCTCTACATCACCCACAAAGAATTTCAGTGTGTTGGGTTTACGCCCACGCTCAATCTTGTAGCTGACTCCGTCTTTGTCAAACTCAATGGTAACCATCATAGCTTTACCATTGGTTTTGTTAATTAGGTTTTCCTTGCGAATGCGTGTGAGTGCTTCGCCGTACAGCGCATAACTCAGTGCATTGATGATTGTGGTCTTGCCTGTGCCATTACGTGCGCCTGTGTCGTCCCCGCCTAGGTCTAGGTTTTGCCCCAACACCAGTGTAAGATCACTGCGATCAAATCGAATGGCCTGCGTGGCATTACCCACGCTCATAAAGTTTTTTACAGTAAGATTTTTAATTATCATCATGGTTGTCTATACTAGCACATGTACCACAGGAATGTAAACATTTCTGGTGAGGATGCTGTTCTAATTCAAGTTTAATATCTGGCAACTGATCAAAGCTGTGGTACTCACGCCTGTGATTGAAAAAACAGCACGGCGACAACTGACCATTGGCACTTAGATACACACTGGGATCTGTTAGATGCCTACAGTCTTTTGTGGTTACTGTTCTGTCAGGTTGTTTGTACTTGTTGGTCTTTTGATCTTTGCTCCAAGGCTTTATTTCAATTGTTTGTCCTGTTTGATAGTGTTTTGCCACATCGGGATATCTAACATTTCTAACTATTTCAAAACGTTTGAATCCCAACTGCTGACTCAGTGCTATGCATCGAGTTATTTCTGTTTGGTTGTGCTCAAACGGTATAAACTGCCATACCGCTTGTCCGCCTTGATCAATAAACGCAGTGGCATTGTCGATAACCTTTTGCCATGCTGTGCCTTGGCGATATATTTCATGTGTTCCTGCTAGTCCGTCTAGTGTAAACCAGACTTCGTGCCTAATAGGAGCGAGCAGTTCAGCAAGATCACGCCACCAGTCTTGATTGCGTAAACTGCCATTGGTATGAATGTTCACGTGCCCAACACGAGACACAGCGATTTCGATATGTTCAAGAGAATCCGGCGAAGCCAGTGCATCACCGTATGTGCCACAAAATTGTATAGTAGACAAGTTAGGAAACATGTCCAGCACTTCTTTGAATCGATTGATATCTAAATCCTGTTCTACAAAGTTATCTCTTAATCCATAGCCACCGTTGTTCCTGCCACAAGAGGGACACCAGGCATTGCACCGAGTAGTATTTTCTACTTGTAACCAGGTGATATCACTGGCCTGCATTAACAGTTCCTGTAGATGTCTAACAGTAGTTTTGGATCGTAGTGTTCGCTGGAAATAGCATTGATTTGATTTTGTACTATGGTATCAATGCTTTCAAATTTGATTTCGCCTGTGGCATCTGCTGTGACTTCAACATCCTTCTTGGGGATTAAACTAAGCTCACGCAGTTTGTAAGTATCAATGAATGTTTCTTTAATGAAGTTTGCTTCTTCGTAGCTGAGATCAATGTCAATGTTGATCCTGGCATGCATCTTGGGCTTGAAGATTTTGTCTGCATTGTTCACCACACTACTCAAACTCAGCACACGATATGTAGGTTGGTCGGGCCAGGCGTGGTAAACAGGGTCTTGACCCCATTCAATAATAGTCAGTCCACGTTCTTCGTCGCCATCATCGGCGTAGTTGTGTGGAAACGCATTACCAATATAGGTAATGTTGTTGGCGCTTTGACGCTTGTGAAAATGACCAGTAAACACCTGCTCAAAGCCCAAGAAGTCCTCACGCCTGGCCTCACCCACATCCGGCATTTGAACCATGGCATTCATATAATAGCCAGGCAGTTCAAAGTGCCCAAAACAATACTTGCCTTTTTTCTTTAATAGCTTTTTGTGGTCGTCGCCCACAAGCCATGGAGCGATAACAACATCGCCGTCGCTAAACCAATCATTGCAAATATGCACGTTTGGTAAGTGACGTGCCCATTCCACGCTTTGTACATCGCGCTTGTCTCTATAGTATAGATCGTGATTACCAGGAATGAAGTAAACAGCTTCAAAGTTGTCATTCATATGCTCCAGTGCTTTGAGACTGTAGTTTAGAGTGAGAATGTTTAGTGCGGCTCGATTGTTGTGCCAGTCACCAAGGAACAGGCACGTTTCGCACCCTTCCTCTTTGGCTTTGGCAACTGCCCATTTAACAAACGATAAACAGTCCTCGTTGTGAGTGATACTGTTGCTTTTTAAGCCAAAATGAATATCGGTGAAGACCGCAGCCTTCTTGAATAGGTTAGACATAGCATCCTAGTATAGACAGTTGTAATGACAAAAGCAAGAGATTTGATAATCTACTCTTCGTGCATACCAGAACCACTGTTGGCCATTTGTCTGGTGTAACTTGGGTTCAGGTTGTTCATTTGTAAAATGTCGTCTCTTAGGTTTTGGTTGCGTTTTTCAATATTAAGCACACGAGTAAAGCTATTGGTAATAGCCGCAGTGTAATACGCAAAAGGATTCTGTGACTTGCTTTCATCGAACTGTAATCCAATCTGACTTAACTGTAGCAGAGCCTGTGAGCGCATTTCGTCATTGTAGGTGTAACCACGCCAGTTACTACGGGTAGCATAACGTTCACACAGCTTCATAAACATGTGTGCCAGCTTGTTGGTCATTGCTCCATGCTCACGACTGTAGTGCCCAGTCTCTGGATCGCCCTTCCAATGACTGATACCCACTGTGGTTGGCTCTAACTCGCCTTCTTCGTTTTTAACAAACTTCACGTGTTTGAAAGGAGGAAAATTAACTTTGACAAATTTAGTTGGCTTGACAACTTCTTCATCGTATTCGGTGTCAACAGACTCGTCTTCGTCTACAGGTTCGGATTTACTACGCTTTTTTGCAACTTTAACTTCTTCTTGCAGTGGCACATGTTCCCAGGTCATCACACGAAAAACAACATCTTCCTCGGGAATTTTAGTATGCTTGGGGGTAACTTCTTCTAATTTTACTTTCACACCATTGGCAATGGACTCTTCGTAGGCCAGTTTGCCCAGTCGCTCAGCACGATTTTTTCTAGCCTGCAGGATGTCTTTTTTGGTTATTTTCTTGTTGTCAGAAATAATCATGTCGTAATCGGCATCACCAGGCGTCATAAACCAGCAGTAGGTGTTCTTGCTCTTGTGTATTTCTTTTAATATGTCTTTGTTATTCAGATAGTTGTGTTTCATTTGTAATAAAATCCTTATAAAACTACCTGTTATTTTAACAGGTAAATAGTAGAAAAGCAAGAGGCTAACACATTATGTCAACAAGCAGATTAAATGGGGCTTTACCCGGAGGGTTGCCAGCACGTTCAGACCTGTCAAACACTCGTCTTAACATGTTTAGATTTGGAGCCTTGGAAAATCTAGACGATGGAAGAAATACAAAACTGGACGCTACCAAAGATTGGCGAGTGCGTATCAGCTTGCCCCCAAGCTCTAATTTTGCTTTTAGGAGCGGTGTTTTTCCTAGCATCGTCTATCCTTTGATAAGTCAAAGCGGTAAAAGTACAGGCACAGATGGAGTTGTATTTCCACACACGCCTACTGTTACTATGCAACATAACGCAAGGTATCAAGAGCAAGCTCTGACACACAGCAACTATAAGAATTATTTCTATGAAGGCAGCGATGTAGCACCAATTACCATTACAGGACTATTTACCTGTCAAAATGGTGCCGAGGCACTTTATCTAATGGCCAGTTTGCAATTCCTTCGTGCTTGTACAAAAATGTATTTTGGTAAAGGTGATCCAAAAGCAGGCACACCGCCAACTCTGGTTAGACTAAGCGGATACGGAGACCATTATTTGCCATCTATCACAGGCGTGGTAACACAGGTGTCACACACCATGCCCGATGATTGTGATTACATCAAGTACAGTTATAAAGACAATGAGGAGTATGGCTGGATGCCAACTTCTAGTACATTAACTGTAACCATACAGCCAGTACTAAGCAGACAGCGTCAAGCTGAAGAAATGAAGTTGGATGATTATGTACGTGGACTACTGGTCAAAGACAGTAGCAACCGAGGAGGTATCATTTAATGGCAACTTATGCTAAAACAAGTCCATACTATGGTACACCAGTCTATGGTACATTTTTAGACGTACAAAAAAAGCGTACTATACCTTTTAGAAAAGACGACACGGTGTATGTAATAGAACGAGCTTATCAATATAGGCCTGACCTACTAGCATACGACTTATATGGTGATGCAGGACTATGGTGGGTGTTTGCCGCACGTAATCCTAATGTAATACAAGACCCTATTGGGGACTTCCTGTCAGGCGTTACCATACGCTTGCCTAAGCAACGGGATTTGGTTGCCGCATTGGGACTGTAATCAATGCCTAACACTACCCTCAACGGCCAGTCAGTACAAGTTGGCAAAGATCTTCAATCAACAAAAGACGCGGCCATACTACAAGCCAAGGTTAGAGCACTTCAAACGATCTACGGTAATACATTCACTGATGTGCAGGCCGGTTTGCTTCTTGTAAATGAATTCACTGAACCAGAACTAACCATAACACAAAGCCCAGACGGAACCTGGACTGTAGGTGTGTCTCTTAGTGTTGAAGATGTTGAAGTACCAGCCGACTGGGCGCCTGGGGCAATAATAGATTATAAAACAGGCAAACTAGCAAACTTGTCTGACGTCAAGGTTTCTGACGTTACCTTGTCTGAAATCAAAGATTCTCAGGCTGTGACACCAGAGAAGGCTGTGACTACTTTAGTTGCAGACGGATTCTCAATTGAATCTTACCGACAGCAAATTGCCAGTGAACAAGAAGCACAACGACTAAAAGTTGAAGCTGACAGAACACTAGCAGGGATGGAAGACGCCAAGCGATCAGCTGTGTTGTCAATCTATCTTAAAAATAATTATTTCACTGACGAACATGTTCCTAATATTGTCAAGGTTGAAGAAAAAGACGGCAAGGTTATAGTATACGAAGGTAACGGAGCATCACGTGAACTAAGACAAGATGATCTTGATTTATACGGAACTCTCAGGAATAGCAATCTTGCTCTGTTTGAACAGCAGGACAATGAACTAAAAGCATTCAAGAACTGGGCCGCGGAAAATAGCAGACTGACCACAGGTCAAATCGACACGCTCACCACATACGATAGTATTTTGCGTACTGATCAATATGCTGATTTTCAATCGTATGTTGATTCGTATAAAAATGCCAACAATGGTCTTTTACCTTATTCTAAGCCATATGATCAACTTGTTGCAATGCAGGCAGCAAAAGCAAATGCCGAAGCCGAAGCTGCCGCAAGAAAAGTTCGAGATGGCGGAGCCGCTGATGCAGTGGATTCATCTGCACAAGCCGATGCGTCTACTGTACAAAATTTATCAGCCGAAGAGCGTATTAGAATAAACAACAACGGCAAAAGTCTTGACGACTTGAAAAGAGAAGCAATTGGCGGAGGAACAGAATACCAAGCTAAACAGGCAGCAGCCGCTGCCGAAATAGCCAGTCGATTAGCGGCACGAGAAGCTGAATCATCAGATGAATCATTCACACCAGTCGATGCTATTAAATCAAGTGCAAGCGATCCTAGTGTAGTAACAGATGCTCAAGCAGGAGAAGGGTTTACCAGCTATGTTGTGGACAACCCGCTGGATCAATTTTCCAACTATACATATGGCATAGCCTTGCATGTTCTGACAGAAGAAGAACACAAACAACTGTCACAGAACGCGGCAGATTGGAAACCTTCGCACACGCTGATTGCAAGTGCAGGCAGATGGGATGAAAACGTATTCAGCACCAGCCCGCTGGATCAAACAGTTGATGGTGATCCAACTCTGTCAAAAACATTTTTACGCAGAGAGCCTGGTTGGGAACACAATTTCTTTTTTGACGGACTAAAAGTATCACAAGTTGTTGGGCCTAGTTCTACTAATAGAACAACCAACACCATTGACATTGAATTCACTATCATTGAGCCATATGGACTCAGCCTGTTGGACAGACTGTTAAAAACATCAAAGAAACTAAAACAGCCTACATATATGCAGTTGTGCTATATGTTGCAGATTGATTTCTATGACAGTCAATTTGGCTTATTAATTGAACATAGAAAATACATTCCAATTTCAATCTTTGATATGAAAGTCAAAGTGTCGGGCAAAGGCAGCGAATATGTGTGTACAGCCGCACCATTCCATCATAGAAGTTTGTTGCAGTCCATGTCAACCACTCCTGCAAACTTTGATGTGTCGTCGATGACATTGCGAGAGTTTTTTGCAGATACTAATGCCAGTGATACAAATTTAATTAACAACTCTATTGACAATCAACGCAATGAAATTGCAAACTTGGCCAAGCAACAAAACATTGGCGAAGCAGATGCAGCCGCTAGGATATTAGAACAGAACGGAAGTCTTAAAGACAAGACTTATGAAATCAACAGCTACATTGCTGGTGTAAACAGTTGGTACGCTAAACTAAAACAACTGAATGTGGTTGATCAAAACAGTATACCTAATTCTATCAAAGTGCGATTCCACGATGAAATTATTGCTGGAGAAAAAATGGCACGGCCCAGCGAAGTTGATTCGTCTGCAGGTAGAAGTGCTATGGCCAAGCCAGACATGCCTCGTGACCGTCCAGTGGCAGATGAAAAGAAACGTGACAGATGGTCTATCCCAGCTGGTATGGCAATTCCTGAAGTAATCAACATGGTGATGTTATCATCAGATTATATCCGTGGGCAAGTGTTGGTAGCAAACAAAAATGAAGCTACAACAACATCTAAGAAAGGCATTGTCAAGTGGTGGAAGATTTTGCCTTCGATTTCAATTACAGGATTTGATGCCGTAATCAATAGATGGACCTACGATGTCACATACTTTGTACTACCTTATTTGGTTTACAATACAAAACATCCTAATCTGCCAAAGCAATCTCCTAAAAAAGCAGACGTAGTCAAATACTACAAATACTTGTATTCTGGCGAGAACACGTCGATCATTGATTTCCAAATTGACTTTGACATGCTGTACATTACTACTATTTCAGCATTGAAAGAAGTAAACACAGATGATGATACTCGAGATGCACAGGGCAATGATGCTACCGCAGAACAATCTGGAAAAGACTCTAACGATAGATCTAAAAAAACTTCAAATACAATTACACCTGTGTCCTTGCTGGTTGTAAGTCAAGACCTTAGCGCAATCACTGGCAAAAAAGTTGATAAAGATCCTGTGTCTGTTGCAATTAGTTCCATGAACGACAGCATCTACAGCAGGTCCACAGGAGACATGTTAACACTAACATTAAAAATTATCGGCGATCCTACGCTGATCAAACAAGACGATATATTTTTTAATGTTAACAAGTGGTATGATCCCAACGGACGTACTGCTACATCAGATGGTATAAAAGTAGATCAAGCCTATAGGTCCAATGGCGATATTACACTAAACAACAATGCATTGATCATGGATGCTGGCGAAGTTCTAGCATGGATTGATGTTGTACTGCCAACAGACATGGACGATCTTAAAGGTGGCACAGCTTCGGTAAGCACAGACACAACCACATTCAGTGGTGTATACAGAGTACAAGAAGTAGTAAACGAATTCAAAACTGGTAAGTTTGAACAAACGTTAACACTGATTAGATATCAAGAACAAGATATTGATTTTGAAGTCAAGGATGAAGAAAGAGCCGCATTGACTGATGAACAGCTTGCAGAAGAAGAAAGAATACTTGGCATACTAAACAACACCGGCGGTACTGACTCTAGCGGAGCAGTTACTACCAGCGGATCAACCAGTTCTGGTCAAGCAGTGTCTGCCGACGAAAGTGCTGGACCAAAACCTGCAAGTGAAGCACCTGAGATTGTGCCTCTACTTAATTTAGATAGACTACCTCAAAGCGAAGGTAGAATTGATGACTTTGCATAATCAACTAGGGACATATCAATGAGTGATAAAATAACCGGTAAAAAAATACCAAAACAATATGATGAAACAGCTTCGCATGGTACCAAGCTCAGTTACGGCACTTACATTGGTGTTGTAAAAAACGTTAATGATCCTGGACGCAACGGAAAGTTAGCTGTATGGATACCGTTACTAGGCGGAGCAGAAGACGATTCCAGGAATTGGATCACTGTTAGATATGCAAGTCCTTTCCTTGGCAGCACAAATACGCCTGGTGTACAAGGGCAAAAAAGTCTAGCAAAAACTTTTTCCGCATCTTCACAAACCTACGGATTCTGGGCAGTACCGCCGGACGTTGGCAACCAGGTGCTAATAACTTTTATCAACGGAGATAGAAACAAAGGCTTTTGGTTTGCTTGTATATTTGATAGAGATGGACACTACATGGTTCCTGGTAACCCAGGCGGTGCACCAGGAACAGACTTTGATGTAAACACAGTCGAAAGTGCAACACTCAAAGGAACTATTAATCAACTTGACACAGCAAATATTCCACTGTCAGAATTTAACCGTTACGGCAAATATTCCGATCCAGTAGCCACACGTAAAAAAGCAGTACACGAATTTCTAGCACCTAGCTATATTGAACAAGGACTAGCCGGGGATATTGTAAGAGGTCCAACTCGTAGCAGTAGTCAGCGTGATATTCCCAGCGGCGTGTTTGGATGGAGCACACCTGGCAGACCCAAAAATGATCCAGGTTACAACGCCAATCAAAACAAAAACGCTGACCCTACTAAACCAATATACGAGCGTGTAGGTGGACACAGTTTTGTCATGGATGACGGCGACTACTACGGCCAAGGTCAGCAGATACGACTACGCAGTGCCGGAGGACATCAACTGTTAATGGACGATACTACTGGTGCGTTTTATGTAATTAATGCTGCCGGCAGTTGCTGGATTGAATTAAGTCCCACTGGACAAATGAGCGTTTACTCTGGCTCCAGTATAAACATGAGAACACGTGGCGACTTGAACTTGCACAGTGATCAAAAGGTCAGCATCTACGGACAGTCTGGCATTGAAATGTTCACAGACGGTGAAATGATTCTTGAAGGGGCTAAACAAGTTGGCATCACTGGTGGCGACTCACTGTTTTTACACGGATTCAAGCGATGCGTAATGGCCAGTCAGAATGGCCCAATACAAATTGATGCCAATGGACAGATTTCACTCAAGACCAAGGGTCTTGGCATCATTGATGCCGCAGGCAAACTACAGTTGCAATCGGGCAAAGCACCAGATCTTCCAACACTACCAAAAGGTATTACCACATATGATCACGACGATACCATGGTGGCTGGTAACAACTGGGTAACTAGAAAACGTGCTACAAAGAGTACAGTTGCAGTTTTGCCAACGCATGAGCCGTGGAACAGAGAAGGATACGATGCTGTTTCTAATCAAAGAATTGGTATTGCAGATGGTCCTGCACCAAAGCAAACATTTGTTGGCGGGGACAGAGCTGCATCCGGACGTATAATTCAATCCACAGTTCCTGAAGTAGGCTCTGCATTGCCGGACAATTACCTGGACAGATTTCCTGGTGTTAAACAAGGCTTAACAACCACGTTGGGTAGTAATTTACTACCAAAAACAAACTCATACACCAGTCGTAGCGCACCCAAAGCCACCGCACCCTGCGGTACACTGAGTCAAGACAAGCTGAGTTCTCTGCAGGCAGGTATTGCTTACTTAGAGACTCGTGGCGATCCTGAAAAAGATGGGTCTGACTATGAACAAGTGAACAGACTGCGCTATGCAGGTCGCTATCAACACGGCGCACAATCATTGGAAACGCTGGGCTATTTGAAGCCAGGGTCGTATCAGCAGTACGGAAATGCCGCCTTTGACCGCCCAGAATGTTGGTCAGGTAAAAACGGGATAAGTAATGGTAGAGACTATTTAGGCAGTCCAGGCGAGCAAGAAAAAGCACAGCAAGAACTGACTATTAGAAACTATCGACAGCTGAGTGCCGCAGGAGTAATCACAGCAGACAGTCCACCCGAACACGTTGGCGGAATGTTGGCAGTAGCTCACTTGCTGGGCGCAGGCGGTGCAACAAGATGGGCAAGAACAGGGGATGGGCGTGATGCTAACGGCACAACAGGTGCAACGTACTATGCAGCCGGCAGCTACGCAATACAGAACAAGATAAGTTACTAAGGGTTAACATGGCATTATTCAAAGGTTTCAGCACCTACAACCGCAAAAAACAGTTCAGGCTAACTGACTTTGAATTAGTCAAACAGGACCTGTTTAACCATTTTAACATTCGCAAAGGCGAAAAACTCATGCGCCCAAACTTTGGAACCAGCGTGTGGGACTACTTGTTTGAGCCGTTTAGCAGTGAAATAACCGAAGTTATACGTGAAGAAATTGGTATAGTTGTAGGCACCGATCCGCGCTTAAAAGTTGAAAAAATATCAATTAATTCCTATGATCAGGGACTTGAAGTTTCAATCAAATTGATCTTTGTGCCGCTGAATCTAGCCGACGTCCTGTATCTAAAATTTGACCGGGACAATCAAAAACTTGTAGCGTCCTGATTAAAGTACCAGATTTTAGATCTGGTAAATACGTGATACAGGAACAATATAATGGCTGCTACAACCAGACAAACTAATTTGTTAGTACAACAGGATTGGAAGAAGATTTACCAAACCTTCCAAAATGCTGACTTCCAAAGCTACGATTTCGAAACATTGCGTAAGACAATGATCGACTACTTACGCACTTACTATCCTGAAGACTTCAACGATTTTATTGAAAGCAGTGAGTATGTAGCCCTGATTGACTTGATTGCTTTCCTGGGACAGAGTCTAGCGTTTCGTAATGATCTTAACGCAAGAGAAAACTTCATTGACACAGCAGAGCGCAGAGACAGCGTTCTAAACCTGGCTCGTTTGGTTAGTTATGTTCCTAAAAGAAACGTAGCCGCTACTGGATTGATGCGTGTTGAAGCAATCAGCACCACTGAAGCATTAATGGACAGCAACAGCATTGAATTGTCCAATGTGCCTGTTAATTGGAACGACCCTGGCAACGACAACTGGCTAGAGCAATTCAGCTTGGTGTTGAATGCAGCCTTGATTGACAGTCAGGTTGTGGGCAAGCCTGGCAACAGCCAAGCCATTGGCGGTATTCAAACAGATGAATACAGCCTTAATATTCTTAACAACGTACTGCCAACTTTCAGCTATGAGAGCAATGTCAATGGAACATTGATGCGCTTTGAAATGGTTAGCCCTACCAGCTTGAATCAAGAATATGTATACGAGCGTGAGCCACGTCCACGCAGTATTTTCAACTTGTTGTATCGTAATGATAACCTAGGCAACGACAGCACCAACAGTGGTTGGTTTATGTATTTCAAGCAAGGAGAACTACGCAACCTTGATTTTACTTTAGATCAAAAGTTACCTAACCGTACAGTGTCAGTTAACGTTGACAACATCAACAACGATGACGTATGGTTGTATCAACTAGATGACAATGGCAACTATGTTGAGCTGTGGGAAAAAACTGAAAGCGTAACCGGCGTTAACATCATTTACAACACTTCAGTTAATCGTAACCTGTACCAGATCAATACTCGCGCAGGCGACCAGGTCGATCTAGTGTTTGGCGACGGTGCGTTTGCAAACATTCCAAGTGGTAAGTTCCGTTTGTTCTATCGTGTGAGCAACGGCTTGAATTATAAAATTGCGCCAGCAGAAATGCAAAACGTGTTAGTTCCAATTACCTATGTAAGCCGCAACGGACGAGCAGAAACCTTAACACTCAGAGCGAGCTTGTATTACACTGTCAACAATGCCAATGCTCGTGAAACACTAACAGAAATTAAAAACAAAGCGCCACAGCAGTACTACACACAGAATCGTATGATCACCGGCGAGGATTACAACATCCTGCCATTTACAAAATTCAACAGTATTCTTAAAATCAAGAGTACTAACCGTTCCAGCTCTGGTATTAGCCGTTACCTTGACACACTAGATGTTACAGGCAAATATTCCAGCACAAACATTTTTGCTGAAGACGGAATTTTATATCGCAACGAAAGCATTGACAGTCTTGACTTTGTTCCACAAACGTCTGGAGACATCATCGGACAGTTTAATGAAATTTTGAATAATCAACTGTTGGTTAACAATTACATTGCCTTCAGTCAGTTTATCTATTCAAAGTTTCGTAGATTCAAAACAACAGACCTGGATGTAAACGGAAGTATCTTCCAATGTGCTTGGCAACAGATGACTGTTAGCACAAATCAAAGTACAGGATTTTTGTGTACAGCACAAAGTTACAATGCTACACTGAATGCAACCACTGGCAAACAAACCACAGGAACCTTGGCACTGCCAGCATTGAAAACTGGTGCCGCAAGTTCTAACAGTCTGAAATATGTTAAGCCAGGCAGCATTATCAAGTTCCGTGCTACATCAGACAATGGATTGTTACCTAAATATTTTAATTCAGCAAACGAGATTGTTGACGGTTCACCAAACGCCACAGGCGATCATTTGTACATATATGCCACAGTTGTAAACGTACTAGGCGATGGTACAGGCGATGGTGTTTTAACCACAGCAGATGCTGGACCAATTACATTGAGTACATTTGTTCCTACTGGTGCGTACATTGATGAAATCATTCCTAAGATTTACAATATTATTCCGCCAGACGTGTTGCGCTCTGCTGTTACTTTGATCAACAGCAAGAAAAACTTTGGTTTAAGATTTGATCAAATCCAAGCAACCTGGAATATTATTCAGCCGCAGGATTTGAAATTAAAACAAAGCAACAGCGTGTTGATCAACACTGATGGATACAACGCTGAATACAGCGGAACTTATGCAGGCGACGAAACCAGTTCGTCATTGGACAGTTCTTGGATCATGGCATTTGTATCTGGTACATTTGGTTATAAAATTTACTATCGTCAGATAAACTATATCTTTGAAAGCGAACAGGAAACCAAATTCTATTTTGATCCACGTGTGCGTGTGTATGACAGTAAAAGTGCTACAACACTCAGCGACCAAGTTAAAGTTTTACGTTCAAACAGTTTGCCTGATGGTAACACAGCTTTGTACGAAGATAAAACTTGGTTTATCTACAAAATGATTGTTGACCCAGACGGTCGCGAAAACACAAACAAGATTCTAGTTAAATTTTCTGACAACAACCGCGACGGTGTGCCAGACAATCCTGACATCTTTGAAGAGTTAGTAAATCCTGCGGTTAACTCAAGTAGCAAGTATGTGTACTTCAAACGTACATATAATAACAACAGCTTTGAACAGTTTACGCCTATTGCCAGCACGTTGGTATCTACGCTTTATGCTTCTCAAGGCGATATTGTACAGGCTTACAATTTGTACGAAGATGGACAAATTTTTTACGCAACAGAAGAAAACAAATTCTATGACTTGAGCGTTACAGCAAGCAGAGGGGTTGAAACTCGTACACTAACACAAAGTGCCAACGGTGAAAAATATCTATGGTTGTATGGACGTCGTGGTTTGTATTTCCAGTATCGTCATGCCAGCCCTTCTAATAGAAGAATTGATCCAAGTCCAAACAACATTGTTGACTTGTATATTCTAACCAAGAGTTATGCGTCAGACTATCAGTCCTGGATCAAAGATACCAGTGGTAAAGTGTCTGAGCCAATCAAAGTTGATGTTGAACAACTGCGATTGGCCTACGGTGAACTTGAGAATTACAAAACCATCAGTGATACCATTATCTACAACCCTGCTAGATTCAAGCCAATTTTTGGTGCAAAGGCCAATGAAGCACTTCGTGCTACATTCAAGGTAGTTAAAAATCCTGAGATTGTTATCAGCGACAATGATGTCAAGGTTGCGGTGATTGCAGCCGTGAACAAATATTTTGATGTTACCAATTGGGATTTTGGTGAAAGTTTTTATTTCAGTGAGTTGAGTGCGTATTTGCACTCAGAGCTATCAACAAAGATTAGTAGCGTGATTATTGTTCCTAAGAGTACACAGCAAAACTTTGGTAATTTGTATCAAATCAACGCTGAACCTGATGAAATAATTATTAGTTGTGCTACGCCAGATGATGTTGAAATTATAACTGCTATTACCGCAGTTCAATTGTAATGAAGTGATAGAATGTCTATTAAAAGTATAAATCTTTTACCTGAAGTATTCCGCAGTGAAACTAACAAAAAGTTTCTTGCAGCCACCGTTGATCAATTGATCAGCGAAGCAGACACCACTGTACGAGTTGATTCTTATATTGGTCGTCAAGATGCACCAGCATGGAGCACTGGCGACACTTATATCAAAGAACCAAACACAGATAGGAAAAACTATCAACTTGAATCTTCGGTACTAGTAGATGCTGGTCAAGGCCAGACTGACTTTTACAATGGCTATCTAGATCTATTACAACAAATTTCATACTATGGTGGTTTAACAAATGACCATAGCAGATTGTTCAGCAGTGACAGTTACACATTTGATGGTTGTTTTGACATTGACAAGTTTGTTAACTTTACACAATACCTATGGCTACCAAATGGCCCGCCAGAAGTTACTGTAACCGCGAGCAATCTAGATGTTTCGTCTCTGTACAATGTCAGCAGATCACTTGCTGTACAAGGTTATCAGTTTACTGAATTTGGTAACGATAAAAACCCTATCATCACATTGATCAAAGGACAAACATATCGTATCAAGGTTAACCAGCCAGGTCATCCATTTTGGATCCAAACAAATCTAGGTGCCACTGGAACCTACAGCGAAAGTGCAACCGAACTAAGTCGCCGTGTGCTCGGCGTAAACAACAATGGTATTGATGTTGGCGAAATTGAATTCAGCGTACCAGCTGGCAATGCACAGGATACTTTCTTAACAGCAAAAACAGCAGCCACAGTTGATTTTGCCACAACTAAAAAATACAGCCAAATTCAAGGCGCAATGACTAACCAGCTTGCTCTCATTGGAGGCATTGATGGAGTTAGTCAAGGTTTGAATGGCAAGACTCTAATCTTTTTAACTGATGACAACAACAATGATGCCTGGACAGATCCTGGTAACTTTGACGTAGGTACAGAAAACGGTCAGCCGGGTACATTTGATTACGACGGCGAAGGATTTGAAGCAGGTGATACCGTTGCAGGTGTAAACCGCAAGGGAATTTTTAGAATTCGTTTGGTTTCTGTTGCAGGCGGTCGTCAAATTGTTAAACTGGATCCTATCCAACAAGTTGCATTGGGAGAAAAAGTCTACGTCAAAGCAGGTACAAAAAATTCCAACGTTGAATATCTATTGAATCAATCAAATCAATATGAAGCAGTTCCTCCTCTTACTGCTTCGTTGGATACCTTGTACTATCAAGACGGGTCAGACAACAAGTTTGCTGGTATTATTAGACTGGTGAATCCAGGCACAGAAACAATTAACATCGACGAAGATATCGTTGGTAAAGTAAACTATACAAGTCCTAACCAGGTGGTGTTTACCAACGGTCTGCATGTTAGATTTGATGATACTGCAATTCCAAGTTCTTATGCTAACAACAATTACATTGTTGAAGGTGTAGGCGATGCAATTAAATTGATCAGCATTGGTAATTTCAGTTCTCCTGAAAACTATGCACAACTCAGCAATCTTGCAACTCCTGACTATATTACGATTAATCGCGCCAGCCGCGATCTAAATGCTTGGTCCAGAAGCAACCGTTGGTTCCATATTGAAACAATTGAATCAGCAGCCAAGTACAGAGAAGAGCCAGCATTGCTGGACATATCGGGTATACAAAGAGCCAAGCGTCCAATCATTGAATTTGATCCAGACATTTATTTGTTTGACTATGGTCGCACAGCCAAAAGCCCAGTTGATATAATTGACTTTACTATCACTGATGCTTTCAAAGAAGTTGAAGGACAAACGAACTATGTAATTCGTATGCCCAACGGCGTTACACGTGCTCTTACTGCTGGTACACGAATTATTTTTGCTGCCGACGAAGATCCAGAAGTAAACAACAAGATCTACAGAGTTGATTTTATTACAACCAGCACTGGAACACAGATTCACTTGGTGAGTCAAAACACCAGCACGTTGCCAACATACACAGTAAATTCTGCTGTAATAACATCAAATCTAAGCTACAACTTTATACCAAGTGTAACATTCTCTTCTCCACTGCCAGGCATTGGCACAGAAGTTGCTACAGGTAATGTAGTTCTAAAAACATCCGGTGTTGATTCAATTGGCGTAAACAATTCAGGCATCAGCTATGTTGCTGATCCTTATATTTCTATCAGCAGTGATTACACCACCGCAGTTGAAACCAATATTGTATACCAGCCTTACAAGCACGTTGACTACATTAGACTTGTTGCACGTGGTACTGGCTACACAGCAACCAATCCAAATGTACACATCAGTAATCCTAATACCTACTATGCAGTAATTTCAAATGCCACAGTAGGACAGTTTGGTTTAACTTTTGAAGCCAATGGCATTACAACCAGTCAATGGCTAGGCATACAACCAGGCGCTCAGGTAATTGGTAACGGTATCATTGGCGGAACAATTATTACAGCAGTAGATCAAACTGCAAACTTGATCACAATCAATGCACCTGCTATTTCAGCTAACGTTGATTCAGTGCCACCTATTTCAGGTATTACCACAGTGGCCATTGGTGACCAGTGGGTGTTCAAGACCAATGTAACTGCTGGCACTTATGCAGTTGTACAATCTACTGTACAAAATGCCAAGACTGTTACAGTTGATGATACCAGCATGATTGATGTTGGTATGATTGTCAGCGGCGGCGAACGACCAATATCTATATCCAGTATAAGAATTGATGTTGTGCCAACTCGTGTAATTACTTCATCACTGCACAATCTCAATGACGGAGACTTGATCTTTATTCGCGATATTGTTGGTACAGTTGAATTAAACTTTTCACGTTACTATGTAAAACGAATCAGCGAAACTGCAATTGATTTGTACACAGACTCTAGTTTTTCTACTGCCGCACAACAAGACTCACGTAACTTTACAGACTATGTAAGCGGTGGTTTGATCACTGCCTACACCATTGACTATGCTCAAACAAAAGTAGCAAAGGTGTTAAGTTCTACACAGTTTGTAACAGACAAGAATGTAACAATTCGTGCTGGCGCAAAACTGGTGTTTGCAGGTGTTCCTGCTACTGCTATTGCACGTAGCGATGGTAACTCCATTTATAATATTTCCGTTACCAATGCCGGCTCCGGATATGCATCTGCACCAACTGTTACCATTGAAGACACACAAGGTAACCAGGCCACTGCAACTGCTGTGGTAAATGATAATCTTATTAGCTATGTTGAAATTGTAAACCCAGGCGCTGGTTACAAAGTTGGTGAAAATGTACAAGCTGAAATTGTAAGTTATGTAGAACTGAAAACATCGGCTACATCAACTTACGGAACTGATACTTTGTATTTTGCAGAAGGCACAGACCTTAGTGCAATTAAACCAGGTTGGTTGGTATTCTTGGTTTCTACTATTAACGGCAATGAGTTGTATACAGATTTTGGATTGACTCCGTATGCGGAAACAGATTACACTGGACCAAATCCGGATGACTACATTTCGTTTATGGATATTGCACTAACACGTGCAGATATTCGTACAGTTGTTACTGTGGACACCGATCGTTTGGTATTAGATGGGCCTATTAGAAGCTTAGACTCAGATGGCGAAGTAATTGACTTGCCATTGGATTCCAAGATTTTTGTAACTTGCCAAAGCAGATTCTTCACAGAAGACGGTTATGGTTCTAGTGCTAGAGTTCCAGGAAATACAAAATCTGGATTCCTTAGTGTTGCAGAAATCGTAACTGGCAATGAAATGGTTCTAGACACCGTTGCAGGTGTACAACCTGGCATGGTAGTTAAAGATGTATCTGGATACATTTCCTATACCGTTACTGTATTAAACGTTGATGCTTATACTAGAAGAATTAAACTTTCCGGTGACGTTACTGTTCCAGCACTAACACCAGTTTATTTCAACAACAATGCAGACATAACAGCAACCATTGCATCATCTGAAATTGACTACATTGACATTACAAATTCAGGTCGTGGATATGTACATGCTCCACAAATAACTATTGAATCATTGTATCCTGTTGTTACCAAGGTGGCAGCATGTACTGGCAGCACAAATTTAATCACATACCTTGATCCAACAACTCTAGCACCAATTCAGTACCAGTCTGGTAAAGTACTAAAAGTTGACACCTACACTGGTGTAGTTGTTGGTGCAAAAGTAACAAGTACCTATGATAACTTTGGTGTTGGTTTAACCACTGGTGCAAATACACCTAAAGTTGTAGCATTGGTTCTAGAACAAACAGCGTCTGCGGTGTTTGAAAAGAGAATTGTATTAGATATACTACAACCTGAGTTCAGTGACATCGAAGTAACATTTACCTATGCCGCCGAAGCAGTGGCATTAATTGATCAGCAGAACTCTGCAATAGATGTCGAAGACACCACACCAGAAACATATGATGTTGGCGATACTGTGGTTGTTAATATTCCTACTAACGCTAGACAAACTTCGACTAATATTGTTACATACAATCAATATTATTTTACAGGCACAGAATGGTTGCCTGCACAACAAAAATCAGACACCAATCAAGAACCACTGTTTGATGCGTTTGATAAAAATGGATACAGTGCCGGCGATGGTACTACATACCCTGGTACTAAATTCACAGGTACCAAGATCTTTGGATATCGCATAGGCTCGGGTAAAGCAGACACTGTGCTGAATTTCTCACTGACCTATAAGAATTTCCAAAACGTTGGTGATATTGAATTCTCTAACTACTTCCAGACCGATACGTTTAGTTACTTGTTAGGGTTTGGCGAAGTTTCAATTCCAATTAAGAACTTTGTTCTTAAACAAAGCACCAGCGACAGTTATCGTTTAAGAAACATCTGGACTCCAGTTACTGAAAAATCAAAACAGTATCAGGTTATCACACATCAATATGATGGTACAACCAACTATTTTGAAGTTGACATTGAACCAGAAACCAGCAACACAATACCTTACTTAAAAGTATTTGTTGGAACTACCCTGCTGGATTCAACACAGTATGTGCTTACACAGTTTGGCGGTCGCAAGGCTATTGTTATTAACACATCTAACCTTGACACCAACAAACAGGTTATTATTAAAATATACAGCAAGTCACAGTCTACAATTGGACATTATGAAACACCAGTTAACTTTGATTTGAATCCATTGAATAATAACTTTGAGTATTTGACACTGGGACAAATTAGAAATCACCTGGTTACCAAAACACAAAATCACTATGGTTTAGTTGGCCCAACACTGGGAAATAATAACCTACGCAACATTTCTAATAAGAGCTGGCAAGGCTCAATTCTACAACACGCAAGTCCTGTGGCCATGGCAGCTTTGTTTATGACAGACAAAGATTTGAATGTTGTTCAGGCAATCGAATTTGCACAAAAAGAATATTCTAAGTTCAAGAATCGTTTCTTGGACATGGCAGCTAAGTCACAGATTGACCCATACGATATTCCTGCATCGGTTGATCGTGTATTAGAAAGCATCATGGTAGGTAAGAGCTCAATGAGCCCGTGGTACGACAGCGACATGGTTCCATACGGATCAAAGTTCCGTAAAACCACTCGCATACCAGTGTTGAATGTAAGACAAAAAACATATCTGATTCCAGATACTTTTGATCCTACTGTGCTATCTCGTCGTGCGGTATTGGTATACTTACAAGACACAACCACTAGAACTGTTCAACAGTTAATAAGAGGAATTGATTTTGATTTCCTAACTGATACTTCTAGTATTCTTGTTAAAGACTCTGTGTCCTTAACCTACACCAGCGTGATTGTTATTGTTGACTATTCAACCACGGTAGAAAACTACATTCCAGAAACTCCAACCAAGTTGGGAATGTATCCTAAATTTACACCTACTTTGATAGTTGACGATTCTTACAGAACTCCTATCAATGTTATTCAAGGACACGATGGTAGCCTAACCCCTGCATTCAATGACTATCGTGATGATATGTTGTTGGAACTAGAGCGTAGAATTTACAATAATATCAAAGTTGAATACGACGATACATTGTTAGAAATCTATGATGATATTCCTGGTAAGTTTAGATCTACAGATTATTCTAGACAAGAATTTAATCAGCTGATCACAAGAACATTCCTTAGCTGGATTGGCAACAACCGATTAGACTACAGTTCAAATAGTTACTTTGATCCAAACAATTCTTGGACCTGGAACTATGCACGTTTCAAAGACAGCACAGGAGAATCTTTACCTGGCTACTGGCGCGGTGTTTACAAATATTTCTATGATACTGATCGTCCACACACCATGCCATGGGAGATGCTTGGCTTTAGTACCAAGCCAGACTGGTGGGAAACATACTATGGTCCAGCACCATACACCAGCGGTAACAAAGTTTTGTGGGAAGACCTAGAAGCAGGACGCATAGTTGATGGCACACGTGCTGGCATTGATTTGCGTTTTGCCCGTCCTGGACTGTCAAAGATTATTCCAGTGACTGATACAGGAGAGCTGGTGAGCCCAATTAATCTTGGCGTTACCAATTACAATCCTACGGATACCAGTGCATCGTTTAGCATTGGAGACCACGGACCTGTTGAAACAGCATGGCGTCGTAGCAGTGACTATCCATATGCTGTACAAATTGCATTGATCCTGGCAAGACCTGGGTTCTATCTAGGCACACAGTTTGATAACAATAGATATCGCTATGATTCAGAACTAAAACAAATCACTGATATCACCAGTCGTCAACGTTTGATCTTGGATCAGATTGTTGTACCAGATTCTGGATTAAAAGACAGCGATGTTGCGCTCACAGCCGGATACAGTAACTGGATAAGAGATTTCCTAGTACAACAAGGTATTGACGGATCAGCACGTATGCGCGATTGGCTCAAACGTTTGGATGTACGTTTAAGTTACAAGCTGGCTGGCTTCACTGACAAGAACATGATGGAAGTTGTAGCAGAGCAAAGTAGTCCAGGAGGTAGCGGACGCAACATTATTATTCCTGACGAAAACTACAGAGTTCATCTGCACAAGAGCACACCAGTAAAGCGTTTAATCTACAGTGCTATTATTGTAGAAGTAACCACCAATGGTTGGAAAGTCAGCGGATACGATATTCTAAGACCATACTTTACTATTGTACCTAGCGAAATTAACAACAATGCTTATAGTATCAGCGAGCTAGGATTAAGTGTAAGAGTATACAGAGATTATCAACTGCGTAAGTTGACAATACCATATGGCTTTGAATTCAAAACGCATCAACAGCTTGCAGACTTCTTGACCAGTTATGGTCGCTATCTAACAGCCAATGGATTTAACTTTGAAAGAAACAATGATGAGCTAGGTACAGCACAAGACTGGGACTTGGCTATTCGCGAATTCCTAACCTGGAGTAGACAAGGTTGGGCACCCGGTAATGTTATTGTATTGAGCCCAGTGGGTAGCAATATTTCTGTGACAGCTGATTACGGTGTAGTTGATCATATTACTAATAGACTGATTGGCAACAAACTGCTGGATCAAAACTTTGCATTAATTCGTCAAGGCGATTATACAGTAACTCGCGATCAAGGCGTGTTTACTGCAAATGCATTATATGGCAAGATGATTGCGCTGGCCGACTTGAGCTTGGTTGAATACGAACATGTGTTGATATTTGACAACCAGACTGTGTTCAACGATGTAATCTATCAGCCTGAGATTGGTAACAGACAATATCGGTTGCGTCTAATTGGCTTTAAGTCAGGCAACTGGACTGGTCAATTGAATGCCCCTGGTTATATCTACAACAGCCAGGAAGTTGACGAATGGCAACCTGGCGGAACTTACAGCATTGGCAGCTTGGTCAGTTACAAGAACCAATATTTTGTAGCATTACAAAAGGTTCCTGAAAGCACAACGTTTAATTTCAACTACTGGAAGCCAATCGACAAGAACAGAATTAAAACAGGCCTATTACCAAACTTGTCAAATTCCGCAGGACGCTTGAAACATGTCTATGACATGGAGTACCAAGACCGCGATGAAAACTTTGACAAATACTCATATGGCTTGATTGGTTTTAGAAACAGAGAATATCTAAATGATTTGGGTATTGAAAATCGTGCCCAGGTTAAATTCTATCAAGGCTACATTAAACAAAAAGGTACAAAGAACGCAATTGAAAGATTAACATCTGGAAACTTTGATAGAGTTACCAGTGAAATCACATTGTACGAAGAATGGGCCTTGCGTGTTGGCGAATACGGTGCCACTGGCAGTGATCAGTACATTGAAGTAGAACTCAGTGACCAATCATTTACAGAAGATCCTGCTACTATTAATCTGCTGGACAAAGACGAAGCAGATGTATCAGGCGTAATTAACTTTACTCCATACACAATCTATAGAACCAGTGAAGAAAACTACAGCAAGAATATTGTAAAAACTAGATCTGACCTAAAGCCAAGAATTGGTGATAACGTCACTGCTGGTTATCCACGCTTGGATGACGTAGACGGTACAATCTATAACATTGAAAATTATCAAAACTACTATCAGTTGGTAAACACACTGGGCGCAGGATACAAACTGTGGGTAGCTGTTGATTTCAACAAGAGTTGGAATATGTATCGTGCTACAGAAACAGATGTATTGTTGAATTCTATTACTAGAACCAGTGGAACAGATTTACTGTTTACATTTGATAAGCCTCATGGCGCAAGTGTAAAAGAATTAATTGTAATCAAGAACTTTAACAACAATGAATTTGATGGTTTCTACATTGTTAAAACAATCGAAGACAACTTGAGTGTTCTTGTTACAGGCTATCGTGGACTAGAAACATTTGCTCAAGTGCAAAGTGTTGAAAGTGAAGGCGTATACTTTAGAATGATCAGTGTACGATTCAACTTGGTAAGTGAAATTATTGAATTTACACCACCACATGGATGGAGAGATCAGGACCGTGTCTGGGTAGACAACGATCAAGCAGAAAATGTTTGGGGTGTGTTCCAAAAGATTGACGGTTGGCAGTTTGATCAATTGTTACCATTGCGTCAAGGTGAAGATCGTTACCAAGAGGGATATGGTAGTGAAGTTAGATTAAGTTCCGACAATCAGATTATTTTAGCAGGTACACCATACTTTACCAATGGATCATTAACTGGACTACGAATTATTGATCCAGGTGCTAACTATTCAAACCCTGTGGTTAGAATCACTGCTCCTACTGGATTAAATGGCGAACAAGCAAGTTTCTCTGTTACCAAAGACAACGGTACTTTAACCAAGGCCAACGTGCTTACAACTGGCGCTGGTTATACTATTTCTCCAAACGTTACCTTGCTAGACGAGTGGAATACTATAACCACAGCAGAAACATTAAACACAGATTGGTTGTATGTTAGCACAGCTGACTTGGATCACATCTATCTAGGCGATTATGTAATCGGCGATGGTATCCCGGCTGATTATCAAGTAACTGATACTGACTTAGCCGGACATCGTGTTAAGATTGAAGGACCAGCATACGCCGGATTGATCAGTGCTACACCTATTCCTGTAGCCACAGGCACAGTAACATTTACAACCAATTTGCCAGCCACATTAACACCAATTGTACCAGGTGCTGGTATTCGTGCGTACAAGACTGGTGACCTTTCTACGTACATTGAAGGTTATGTAATTGATTTTACTGGTACAACATTAACAGCACAAATTGAAATAGTTCAAGGTACTGGCTCAGCAACCAGCTGGGTAATCACAACCAGCCTAAGTGTACGCAGTGGCAAAGATGTTAAATTCTATAGAGGCACTGGTGGCCGCGTAGTATCAAAACTAAGTCCTACAGGTGTAGACTACATAGAAATTGTCAACGGCGGCAGTGGATTTATTATCACTCCAACTGTTGAAATTGTTGGCGGTGGTGGCTTTGGTGCAACTGCACGTGCAGTACTAACAGGTGGTCGTATCACCGAAGTTGTTATTACTAACCAAGGTTCTGGATATACAGAAGAACCTGAAGTGATTTTGTTAACCAACAACCCAACTCCTGTTACACTAAGAGCTAGATTAAAACTAACATCAGTTGACCAATTTGTTATTACTGACAAAGGACAAGATTACAGAGAACCAACCATTACAATCTCAACACACTCAAGCGATTATGCAAATAACGCACGTGCAGATTTAAGTTTTTACAGTAATGGTGGTATACAATCAGTTGGATTTACTGGTGCTACAGCCAGCCGTGGAAGAAGTTACGGATCTGGTACAATCATTACCATGGCAAACAGCGCCACTGGTAGCGGATTCTCTGGCACCGTGACAACTTTTGCCAATGGTGCAATTAACACTATTACCATATTGAATCCAGGCAGTGATTACGATACTCAATACACTTATGCTAATTTGTACTACGGTGGCGGCACTGGTGCAACGGGTAATATTGGACGTACCATTGACGGTATTTCTAACTTTACTGGAACCAGTGTTATCAGCTATGGTCAAGGTTATTTAGAAATTCCAACAGTTGAAATTGTTGACCTGTCAGGAACAGGTAGTGGTGCTATTGTTGAAGCAGTATTGCCAATTGGACAAGTTAAGACATTCTTACGCCCTGACCAAAACAAAACAACAATCGAAGAAACACAGTTGATCAAGCCGTTTAACAGCTATGCTAGAGAATTTGGCTACAGCGTTGACATTGGCACAATTCTTGCTGCCATTGGTGCACCAGGATCTTATAACGACACTGGTGGTGTTTTCATAAGCCAGACGCTAGGATCACAGTGGATCAGCTATCAATTGCTATACCCAGCAGATCTAATGGCAGGCGATAGATTTGGTCATAGCGTTGCAATGAGCCCAGATCAACAGTGGATCTACATTGGTGCACCAGGTGCTAACAAAGTATATGCATATGGTAAGAAAACACAGAACTATTCTCGTGTTACTTTAACACCTGTGACAAATCAGTTATCCTATGCAACGAACTTGTTTAATTTGAAATCAGCAAGCGAATTGAAAGTATTAGGTAGCAACGGTAAACTATACGAACCAAACTTTGACTACACAGTTGACAACGCTGGTGGTATCTATTTTGCTGATTATGATCGTATTGCGACACAAGAAAAGATTTACATCAACCGTTTGCGCTTGCAGACAACTATTACACCAACTATTATTAGAAATCTAGTTACTAGAAGTTATGCGCTGGAAAGCCGCCCTGAAACCATTGACCAACTGTTGGTGTATGGCGCAACAGGCCGTGTGTTTGTGCCCAACAGAGAATACACTGTTATCGGCGGCAACATTGTATTCTTAACAGACGACTTCTTGAGTGAGCCAACTATTGTTGTGGTGCAGAAAGACGTATTCTATCAATTGGTAGACGTAATTGAACCGCCTGATTCTATCAACAGCGACGCTAACTTTGGTTGGAGCGTCAAGTGTGACCAAGGAGGCTATAGAATAATTGTTGGCGCTCCAGACGTTGACGACATGGATGTAGATATGAACACAATACCTAGTGCAGGTAGAGTGTACACATTCAGTCGCAGTTACGAAGTATTGCTAAGTTTGGGCGACACCAACATCTACACACTAGATGCATTGCGTAACGTGGTAGCGGTAACCATCGACAACATTCTACTAACCAACCTGGTTGACTATAATGTTGAAGGTAACTCTATTGTTCTTTCTGTTATTCCTCGTAACGGTGCCCGCATCAAGATCGATACAAACTTCTTCAACATAATTCAAATCTTGCCTTGCCCAACAGTGGTTAACCTAGGACGTTTTGGATACACAGTTGATATCAGCCCTGACAACAAGAGCCTTGTAGTTGGTAGTCCGGGGTATCGCGATGAAGTTTACTACAACGGCCAAGTGTATCGTTATGTAAACAAAGGCTTGTACTACGGAACAGTTACAACAGAAAAGACTTATCTTGAAGTTGGCGTTACACTAGGCGACACTATTAAGATCAACGACAAGAATGCATCATTGAGTCAGATTGTTCCTGGCGTTACATCAAATGTAAATGCCATGTTCAGTACCATTGCTAACGAGATTTCTCTTGCATCCAACGTTGGATTGGCAATTGGTGACAGCGTGATTGGTCCAGACATCAAGAAAACTGACCGCATTCAGATCACTGGATGGGCAGGTGCGTCTCCTGGTTATTATTCTAACGTTATTGTTAATTTGCCTGTTACTGTGAGTGCAGGCGACAGCTTGCAATTTATTCGCTATGGTGATAACCTTGACAAGATCAAGAAAAACTTGGATGCGGCAAACGCAGTTGCGGTAGAAACCACAGTTGATGAAAGTGGATACTTGACCATTGCTGTTAAGACAGACAGTAATCTTGGTGCATTGGATATTTTACCTGGTGCAAGCGGAACTGCATTAGATGGCATTGGACTTAAAATATATGAACTAACACAGGTATTGCAACACCCACGTTATGGCGTGCCAGAAAAGTTTGGTACAAGAGTTGCAATTGATGACACAGGTAACACAGTGGCAGTTGCCAGCGAAGGCGGTAACACTCTGAAGACCAGTACCTTTGACGGCAAGCTAACCTTGTTTGACACAGACACCACACGATTCATTGACAGTTTGAATGCATCTGGTGCAGTATACTTGTATGACTATTTGAACCCTCCGGGCGAAACACTAGCAAATCCTGGCAAACTGTTGTACAACCAAGTTCTACAAAACGCCTTTGTTCTAACAGGCGACAACTTTGGTAGTTCAGTTGATGTTAACAGAGGCTGGGCGCTGGTTGGTGCGGACCGCAGTGATTATCACAGTCCTGACGCAGGTGCGGTACACATGTTTGTTAACGAAAAGAATGTCAAGGGTTGGAGCAGACTGCGTGAACGTGGCGACCAAATTGACATTGACTATATTAACAAAGCCTTGTTGTACGATAAAGTAAAACAAGTGTCTATCATTGACCTAGACTATTTTGATCCTGTCAAAGGCAAGATCCTGGGTATTGTTGATCAGGACCTGGACTACAAGAGCAGTTACGATCCTGCACAATACAATCGTGGTGTAAGAACAACCGTAAACATTGCAGAAGACAGCAGTTGGAATGCATCGCAAGTTGGACAAACCTGGTGGGACTTATCCTTGTGCCGTTATATTGATTACGAACAAGGTCCATTGAATTATCGTAGCACCAATTGGGGTACACTATTCCCAGACAGCCAGATTCAGGTTGCTGAATGGGTATCAAGTCCTGTGTTGCCAAGTCAATACGCAGAATTCTCAGGCGACGGACAAGCCAAGTATCCCGACAACAGTGCCTATGTTGAAGAAGCATACTACGAAAGCACATCGGGGTTGATCAAAACACAGTACTACTTCTGGGTAGTAAACAAGCAGTTGTTTGATAGAACCAAAACATCTCGTGTGTCCAGCGTGGTAACACTGGAATCATTGATCAGCGATCCAGCGGCACAAGGAGTTCCTTATGTCGCGGCTATTGCATCAAATGCTTTCAACATCTATAACTTCAAGGAATATCTAAAAGCCAGCGACACTGTGTTCCGTTTAGAATACAGTCGCAAGCTAGGCGATATTATCAGTCATAATGAATACGAATTGATTCAGCAAGGTGATGAAAATGCTCGCATACCGCAAAAGCTAATCAGCAAACTAATTGATAGTTTGAGTGGAGAAAACTCAACTGGTGCAGTTGTTCCTGATTTGAAGCTGACCACAGCAGATGCATATGGTATCAGTAATCTACCAAGACAGAGTATGATTATTGATAATCTGTCTGCTGCCAAGGTATTTGTATCTTTTGTTAATAACATACTGTTGAAGAAGCAGATAAACAATAAACGTAATCTAGCTCGTTTCTATGCCGCAGAAGAAATACCAGCAGCTGGAGTTGGATTCTATGATGCTGCCGTTGATACAGTAGATCAGTTGTTGTACATTCCAGCAAGCGAATTGTTTGACGGATTCAAAGTACTAGTCAAAGTAGACTCAGACTTCTTCAACTACTGGACCATTTACGAATACAATCAGTATGTTGGATTCCGTATGATTCGAATCCAAAGTTATGATACATCACGTTGGTGGAACTTTGCTGATTGGTATGCTGATGGCTATGACCAGTATACCAACATAGATTATATTGTTAATCGTTATAACGACATTGCCAAACTAAGTTTGAATGTTGGCAATACTGTTAAAGTGCTTGACCTAGGCAAAGGCTTGTATTCTGTATACGAATATCAAGTTGATGGATCACTGATTGAAGTAATTGCAGAAAAAGGAACTATACAACTCAGTTCTGGATTGTACAATACTGATATAAGCAGAACAGGTTTTGATAATTCAGCGTTTGACCAAGTTGGATTCTCAACCACACAAAGTATTGAACTGCGTAATATCTTTGAAGGTCTAGTATACGATATCTTTGTTAACGAAGATCAAGTTGAAATCAACAACTTGTTCTTTACATTGTTGAACTATATCTTGAGCGAACAGGTAGTTGTTGACTGGGCTATTAAAACCAGCTTGGTTACTGTGCTACACAAAATTCGTAAACTTGAACAGTTTACAAACTACATCAAAGATAACCAAACTTACTACGAGTCTTATATCAATGAAGTTAAACCTTATAGAACACAAATACGCGAGTATCTACTAGACTATAATGGTATAGAAAACCTCAATCCTGGTGTAAGCGACTTTGACTTCCCGTCATACTATGACAAGTCAATTGGCAATTACAAAGTGCTTGATCCTGCTAACGCAAGAGATTTGATCTTGATTAACGGCAGCAACAGACGCGACTGGATTGAAAATTACAAGTATCGAATTCAAAGTCTAGCACTAAATTCTGGCGGAGCAGGATATACTATTGCTCCACGTGTGTCAATCACAGGTGGCGGCGGCACTGGTGCTACTGCACGTGCGGTTCTTGGTATCCCAGTCGCAGACGGTACCGCATCAGTTGTTGAAGTAATTCTTACAAACCCTGGATCAGGGTACACCAGTGTTCCTACAGTTACTTTCAACGGTGGCAATGGAACTGGAGCAAGCGCAGCCGTACAATTAGTACAAGACCCAACAGCTCCTATTACTTCAACCACACTGAATAAGAAAATACGCAGTGTGTTAACCAAGATCAAATTTGATCGTATCAGTTATACCAGTGAATTAAAATTCTGGAAGCCTTACGAAATTTATCATCCAGGCGACCTGCTGGTACTAGACGATGTACGCGAACAGTATTTTGCCAATTACACAGAACGTACCTTGCCAAGATTTAGTTTTGTTTACAGAGTACTCAAGACACTAACTGGTAGAAGTTCAATTGACTTGAACCTGTTTGAAGATGCAACTGTTGTTGAAAAAATTAACGGATCAGATATTGAAAACGCCAACGATAGAATTGCCGCTTACTTGCAACCTGGTAGTCCTGAAGTTGCTCAGATTTACAGTTCACCAAACACAATTCGTTTGGTCCCGGGCGCAATTAACGATCAAATTATTTCCGTTGCTAAACAATGGAACTCTGTACGTCACAGTGTATTCTATCCTGTACAACACGGTTATCAATATGCCGCAGTTGGTGATGCTAGTTTGATTGGATTGAGCAAAGACGGTATTGAGTGGACAACAAATCGTATCACTGACACAGGTATTAATGCACGTGATGTGATTTTGTATCGTAACTATACCTGGGTGGTGGTTGCTAACCAAGGTACAATTTACACCAATGACGACGGCGAAAACTGGGTAAGTGAAAAAGTTAACACTTATAGATTCAGTCCTACCAACGATAACGTAAACGGATTGATTCAAGAAAACATTGCACAAACTTTGGACATCACAGGTGGTGCAAGTGCAATGACCACTTATGCAGACTATCTGGTAATAGCTGGTAACAACGGTTTGATTCTAGCTAATGCACGAGGCAACTCATACTTTGATACAGCATTCAATGGCTGGTACAATGTTAAAGTACAAAATCAATTGATCATTCAGAACTATCTGAAATTGATATCTATTGATTTTGGTTATCTAACTGACATTGACGGAACCACATACAAGGTTGAAATTCAACCAGTCAGCGGATACTTTACAGAATCTATTTCTGTTGCGGCTCGCACCATGAAGGCAGGTTTTGTAATGACGCTGGGTATCAACGGTGCAATCAATGTGATTACATACAATGCGCTGGATGATTACATGCAGGGTTACTTGTATGGCTACAACTATAACAATGGCAAAGCAGGCAACGTTAACTATCCATGGAAGCCACTGAGTGTTCCAATCGACGTTAAAGGCCTCAATGATGGCTACTCTGGACAGCAGTTAGCCAGTGTTGCAACCAGTGGCACAGACAGCAACTGGATTGTGGTAGTAGGCTCGGGCGGTACGCTGATATGGAACCAGTTTGGATTGGTCATTGAAGAACAAGAAGGTCGTGCTGAACTGGCACCAGATACAATTGATAAAACTGTAATCAACTATAAGTTTAACTCATATGAAAACTTTAGAAAGTTTGATGCAGACAATTTTGTTGCACCATTAACTACTGCATACTTAGAAAACATTGACTTCAATGACATCACCTGGGACGGTGAAAAGTTTGTAGTTGTTGGTAACAAGAGTATTATTCTGTGGGGCTACCCAGGATACATGAGCGAAGCCTACATTGAGATGGGCTTCTTAAGTCCTACGCTGAGTGTAGCAACACTACGTGAGGCAGCAAGCTGGACTGGTGGATCAGGAATTACTTCACTGGTTATTCAAATTTCAGCTATTGACATTGATGCAAGATCCATAATGGTTGGCATGAATGCATCTGGTACAGGAATCCCAGCTGATGCAGTGGTGTCTAATGTTGTAGTAGGATTAACTACACATCTAATTACCATAAGTTTTGCAGCCACAACTGTTGCTACTGCGTCTGAGCGCAATGTTCTATTCACCACTGGATTGAATTCAGGATTAGCCATTGGAGATAAGATCACAGTATCCAACGGATCAACTACATCTCAACTAACAGTTTCACGTGCCGCAGTAAGGGGCGATAGAAAAATCTATGTTAGCGACTACAATCAAAACGTAGATGTTAACTGGGCAATTTCTGGCACAGGTGTTCCTGTTAATATACGTGTAAGATTTGTTGGTAAGAAAGCTTCGTTCTCTTGGCAGTTTGCTCCTGGCGTAGAAGAAAACGTAAACTTGGACTACAGAACAGTTTCAGTTAATACCAAGACTATCACATTGAGCAAGCCATTGTTGACACACGGCGGAAACGTAACAGGTGTGTACACTGGCAACGTGGTTACATTCTACGATCCAACTGGCACAGTGATTTCATTGACTGCAACACAAAACTTGCCAGGCAATGCACAGATCCTGACATTTGATTCTATTAGAAATCTTGAAGTTGGATACGATCTACAGGCCAATACCAGCTTGGGTATCCAAGAAGGAACAAAGATTACCAGCGTGGTTAACTATAACATTGCTGGTGTTCTGAGTGGACTGCAAAAGGATATTCCAGCACTGGTGCCAGGAACTGGCTACACAGGAAGTCAAGTACAAGGCAAGAAATTCACCGACACAGTAGAAGATGCACTGGGCATGGACACAGTTATAACCAGTGAATTCACAGACGATTTATTGGGTGTAAGACCTGAGGACATTACTATTGATGGTGGTAAGTTTATTGATACATACTCTAGCCATGCACCAGAAGAACTAGTTCCAGGGCAAGTTATTGACAGCTTGCAAATGAACGTGTTCACAGCCAATATTGTAAATGGACAACCAGATTATGGTAATGTAATTGCCTACAAGATCTTCACCGATTACAAGTTGTCAACTACTTACTATCGTTTGGGTGCAAGCAGTACAACCATGTTAACACAAGATTTGCGCTTTGACGATACACAAATTGCCGTTGATGATATCAGCAAGTTGCCAGACTCTGGTAGCGTGTGGATCAACGCAGAAAAGATAGTTTATCAATCAGTTGATCGTGTAAATGGACTACTACTAGATCTGCGTCGCGGAAGCCTAAGAACCAGTGTTGCTCCTATACATGAAATGGGCAGTCTGATCACTGATGCGTCACCAAGTCAACTGGTTAACGAAGACTTTACAACACCAATCACCGAAGATGTAATAGTTGAAAACGGTATTGTCGGCGGTGCTAATACTTCAACTTATTTGAGCTCTGAAGTTACCAGCATACCGCAGGGCAGAATTTGGTTAGATTTGGACACATAATGGAAATATTATCAAATGTTCTTACGCTAGGCACAGGCCTGTATCGAGCTCAAACGCTACAGGCCGAATTCCTACGAGGCAACAAAGCCTATGACCCTGGCATTGATCCCCGCCTGCCCAAGCATGATACCCTAGCAGGCAATCTTACAATCTGGGCCAACGCTGAAATCAAGGTTTCAAACATCAGTTTGTATTCAGCACCCGATGCAGAAAATGGAATTTATGGGGTAGTACGCATACGTGAAGAAGTTATACGCTACGCAGATAGGTTTGTTGCAAACAGTACACTGACCACGCTGACCAGAAATGTAGCAAACACTTTGAACTGCACGATTTCGGGCAACTTAACCAGCGGGAATTTGGTTTCCGTGTTGGGTTTACAAACAGTTACAGACTAGGATTCAAGTTATGCTAAATAAGGATATGGACAAAAATACGGATAAAAACATGCAAGATCAGTCTGGAAATCCTTTTGAAAAACAAGATCAAGCCAAATTGCCAGATGTCACAGCTGGAATTTATGTGCGTGGTCACATCAAAATACACGACCCAACCACCGGCGAAGTTTTCATTGACAAGCCAAATGCTATTCACTACGAAAACATGAGTGAAGCTATTGCTTATGCGTTGAGTCACAGAGACCAGCAGTATATGTATGAAATGCACTTTGGCAATGGCGGTACCGCTGTTGACAGCACAGGTGTAATTACATATCTTGCCCCAAACACTACAAACCAATCAGCTGATTTGTACAACCCAACGTACTACAAAATCATTGATGACACAGACACAAACAACAATGCAGACGTAGCTCACAACAAAATGCAGGTGCGTCATATTGCAGGTAACCCCTACTCAGACATTATTATTACTTGTTTGCTAGACTACGGCGAGCCTGCAACACAAGCAGTATTTGATAACAGTACAACACTAAATGATACCTATACGTTTGATGAACTAGGTATCAAAGCACGTGCTATTGATGGCACCGCAGGCGCAGGCAAATTGCTTACACACGTAATTTTCCACCCAGTGCAGAAGTCACTGAACCGCTTGATTCAAATTGATTATACCGTGAGGATCCAGACACTAACCAATCTCAGTGCAATAGGATAAAGTAAATGGCTTATACGATAACTAAAACCAACGGTGACACACTAACTACAATTCCCGATACAGAATTGAACAGGGATTACGGGCTCACCTTGGTTGGCCGTAATTACGCAGGTTATGGTATCTACCTAAATGACAATTTTATTTCCTTGATGGAAAACTTTGCCAAAGATACAGCGCCAGCAACTCCACTAGAAGGCCAGTTGTGGTGGAACACCAGCGAAATGAGTTTGCAGGTCTGGGAAGGATCTGTTTGGAAAAAACTAAGTTTCCTAACAACAAATTCTGTAGCTCCTTCCGCAACAGGCCGCACAGTAGGTGACCTATGGTGGGACACAGCCAACCAACAGTTAAAGGCCTGGGCAGGAGAAGTAACCAGTAATGTACTAGCGCAGTATTCTACTACCAGCTATATTGTTGCGCTGGCCAGCACTGACAATGTTAGAATTGGTGATATCCTTACCACTGGCAATGTGTTGTCTGCAAATGCTGTGACTGTGACACAGATACTCAGCAGTGGCAACGTTAGAATAAACACTCCTGCTACAATCTATGCAACTGAAACTGTAAGATTCACTAGAAATTCTGGCTGGAACGTTATTGGTCCAGGGTATACAAAAGATCAACAGATCACTGGTATCTATCCTAGAACCATTACAGACGTCAACGGCACTGTAAGAACATTAGGTTTGATCTACCAAAAAGGTCAAATTGTTGGAACCATAAGCAGAGACAACGAGTACACACCAAGAGATGCAGATGCAATTGAAAGACTGCCAATTATCAAACCTGGTATTACTTTAATTGAAACAGCCGGTCCTCAATATGTTAAGAGCGTGGCAGCAAATGCCGCTGGCGCAGGCGGTACAACTGTCGTAACATTGTCTAGTACCAGCGACCTAGCAGTTGGCGACATTGTAATTGCGGCAAACATTGCGTACAGCGCAAACAAAACAATTCAAGAAATCTATGCCAACAACGCAATACGTGTCAATGTAACAGATTTCTTTACAGAAAACGAAGTACTAACATTCCAACGTGGATCCGACGAAAGCGTATTGTTCCATGGAACAGCAACAGATGCACAAAGATTAAACGGCAAAACGTCAGACCTATTTGCCACACTATCAACTGAACAATGGTTCCGCGATAACCTAGCAGTTGAAGGCAACATCTATCTTGGCGCCAACTCAACTCCAGCAGTTAACAAAACAGTGTTCTGGCAACAGAATGCCAACCTAAACATTACCAATACTCAGAACTTAGGTAACATTAATCTAAGCACACGTATTTCTGGTATTGCTAATCCTGTAACAGTTTTATCTATCAGTGGTTTAACTGGACTAAGCAGTGTTCGCGGAGACCCAACGACAGCCAATGGTATTGCTACAAAAAATTATGTAGACACAACCAGCGGAGTGGTACTTGGCGCATTGTCTGCTAATATTGATGCAATTATTAATAATGCACCAGTCAGCAAGAGAGACTTTGGTAATGTAGCCACAATACTTACTAGTTTTGAAAATACATTTGTCACAGTTAATGCAACACTGGATGCCAAAGCAGATGTTGATAGTCCTGCTTTGACAGGAACACCGACTGCACCTACAGCGGCATTTGGTTCAAATTCCACAGCGATAGCAACCACTGCGTTTGCAACCAATTTGATTTCTTATACATCGTCATTGATCAATGCAAACATTGCGGCAGCTAATTCTCAAATTTCGCTACGTGCAACAATAAACAGTCCTGCGTTCACAGGCGTACCAACTGCACCTACACCAGCATCTAACACAAACACAACACAAATTGCTACTACTGCATTTGTACAAGATCTATTAGAAACTGCAACATCTGACATTAGCGGGTCAGTGTCGGGTAAAGCTCCTATTAACAGTCCTACATTCACAGGATCTCCAGCGGCACCTACACAAACATCAACAGACAGCAGTACCAAGTTAGCTACTACTGCTTTCGTGCAAGCTCAGAAAGTAGCACCGGCATTTACAGGGATACCAACTGCACCAACAGCGGCAGCAGGTACAAACACAACACAACTTGCTACCACTGCATTTGTTCAAGGCGAAAAAGCATCGCCAGTGTTTACAGGTGTACCAACTGCACCAACAGCGGCAGCAGGTACAAACACAAATCAGTTGGCAACAACCAGATTCGTAAACGAGTCTAGTCCTGTGTTGTCAGTAAATGGCAAAAACGGAGCAATAACCCTTGGTGTTGCTGACATCACTGGCGCCGCACCAATTAACAATCCAGCATTCACTGGAACACCAACACTAACAACTATTCCTATCGCAGGAGATGATTCGGCTGCTATCCCATCAACATCGTGGGTTAAAGATATCACAGATCTTTTAGCACCAATGTCCAGCCCAACATTCATTGGCACTGTAACAGTTCCAAATCCAAGCAGTAGCAGTGACACCACTGTGGCTGCAACTACTTCTTGGGTTAGAGCAAGAATAGCCAGTGCAGACGTTCCAAAGTGGGGCGGGTCAACCAAATACATATCGCAAAACGAACCAGGTACTGGTGATGGGGCAAATGGCGATATTTGGTTCAAGTATCTCTAATTATAGGGTTATAACTTTGCATAAATATACGAAATCGGAGTCCAGATAATGGCATATAACATAGTAAAATCAGATAACACACCGTTGGCTACAATCAACGATGGTCAAACCAATACCACAGCCACTAGTTTAACCTTGGTTGGTAAAAACTTTGCTGGGTATGGTACATTCTTAAATGAGAATTTTGTTAAACTATTAGAACATTTTGCTAGTGCTAACGAACCTGCTCATAAGATCACTGGACAACTTTGGTACCAAACTTCTACAAAAGTGTTGCAGGTATACAATGGTAGTGCATGGAAATCAATCTCCGGCGCACAATCTGTAGCAGACGAGCCCACATACAAAGTTGCAGGCGACTTGTGGTTTGACTCAGTTAACCAACAGTTGAAAGTTTGGTCAGGTGCGGGCTGGGTCGTTATTGGACCAAGCTTCACATCCACAACTGGTACATCTGGTGCTGTTGCTGATACTGTTATTGACTCCAGTCAGTTCAGTCACGTGGTTGTTAAATTCTTTGTACAGAACCAATTGGTTGCTGTTCTAAGCAAAGACGCCGCATTCCAACCAGCTACAACCATTCCTGGATTCCCAACAATCAAGCCTGGTTTGAATTTGGCACGTGGTACCAGCCCTGAACTGATATTCTATGAAAACGCCAACAACGCCAGCTATCTGGGTAGTTTGGCAGCTGATCAGTATTTGACAAAAGACAATGCGTTACTAACCAGTAAATTGGTTATTCGTAACAACGATGGTATTGAATTAGAAGAACCTTCTGGTACAGTTACCAACTTCCAATTGAACATTAACAACAACAACATTCAATTGCTAAGTTTGATTCGTGGTAACGGTTTTATTATCCGTACCAAACCAGACAACGCTGGTGGTGCATATCAAACAGTTTTAGCAGTTGACAAGATCACTGGCTTGATTACAGTTCTAAACGATCCTACTCAATCAGCTGGTATTGCCACAAAGAACTATGTTGACAACCGCGACGACAACACACGTACAATGTTGTTGAACAACGTAACTGCTATTAACAGTAACGTCAGTACATTGAAGTCAAACACAGATGTTGTCTACGGTAACGTTCGTACACTACAAAACCACCTAGGATTTAGAAAAGGTGGAGCAAATAGTCCTGACGATCAGAAGTATACAGAATTGTTTATTACCAACAACGAAAGTCTGGTTGGTAACTTATACACACTATGGAGCAACGTAGCTACTATTGTTTCCAACGTATTAACACGCACCGGTGATGGTGGCCCTGGTGGTACAGTTGGATCATCAATGTATGCTAACGTCAGATCAATTCAAGGCCGTGTGTCTAACTTGGAAAACGATGCTTTCCGACGTGATGGTACATTGACACTAACTGGTTCTATTATTCCATCATCAGAAGACGCTAGAGATGTTGGTAGCACTGGTTTCCGTATGCGCGAAGTGTTTGCAACAAAAGCAAACATTGGTGCAATCACAAACTTGGCAAGTATTAACTTAACAGGTGCTCGCGGCGCAACAGACAGTTTCACTATTCGTGCTAACCCAGTTACACTCAGCGGTAACCTAGTGTTTGACGATTTGGACGGTGGCACAGCAAGCAATCCTCAGTTGGGTGTGCTAGGTGATGTTCGTATCACCGGTAGACTACAAACAGTTGGACATATTACTATTCCAAACGAAGCAGGATTTAATGAACAATATAACATTGGATCGTCTAATACTTTCCGTTATAACAACATCTATGTTAAAACAGTTAACGCAGACGCAATCACACTAACAGGTACAGGTGGTTTGAGTTCTAGTGCAGATGCTAGTTTTGGTTCATTAACAATTAATAACCTATTCCCGTCAGCTGACATCACATACGATCTAGGTAAAGGTTCTCCAGCTGGTACTGAGAAACGCTGGTTGAATGTGTATGCAAGAAACTTTATCAGTGATACTGGTGTAACTTTAACCGCAACTGGTGCTAACAAAGGTATTCGTTGGTATTCAAGCGGCACCAGCGGCGAAGCAGACATTGGCACAAGCTCAATGAGATTTGGTGTTGCCTATGTAGGTGGATACAGCAGTCCTCATTTGGTTATGGACAGCAGTGGTATTAAATATCAAACAGTTGGTGCAAGTCCTCCAAACGATGGCACACAAGATATTGGTACAAGCAGTAGAAAATTTGGTACCGCTTATATCAACAACGTGATTGGTACAGCATCATCAGCAAAATACGCTGACTTGGCAGAACGCTTTGCAGCCGATGCGGCTTATCCTCCAGGCACATTGTTGAAGATTGGTGGCGAGCATGAAGTTACTCTTGAAGACGCAATTTGCAGTGCTGAAGTACTAGGTGTGGTAAGTACTCAACCAGCTTATCTAATGAACAGAGAAGCAGGCGATGACAGTACTCATCCTGCTATTGCATTGTCTGGACGAGTACCGGTTAGAGTTGTTGGCCCAATTAGAAAAGGTCAACGCCTGGTTAGTGCAGGCAATGGATGTGCTAAAGCGGCAAATCCAATGGAAGCATCTTGGGAAACTGTGATTGGTAGAGCTTTGGAAACAAATGAGTATTCCGAAGAAAAACTAGTCATGTCAATTATTAAGGTAAGTTTATAAAATGGCATACAGCACCGGCGGCCTCATTGAAGCGCAACACTACAACCAATTGGTTTGGGGTAGTACCACTGGTGGTACATTGGTTACCACCAATAACAACCTAAACTATGTATGGGGTCCTGGCTACGGTAACCGCGGGCTTAACCAAGACATGTCTAGCATTGTTGGATTGCCAAATGCCCACCTACTGGTTAACCCAATCAGCGGAACAGATGCAGTTACTGGTACAAACTACAACGACGGAGTAGGAACGCTAACACAAGTTGACTCTACGCTTAATGTTAAGAGTCAACAGTGGATTGGTTTGATGTCGGCTATCAACAGAGGATTGTATCATCAGAATCAATCAAATGTTGCACTGAGTCCTGCACCTGCATACGGTGGAACAATCAAGGTTATCAGCGGACTTCAAACTGCTGTTAATAACATTGCTGGTCAAACTGGTACTGCTAGAAACTCAGTGGTTAGAGCAGTTGCTGGTGGTAGTAAGACTTTTAGCTGGATCAGAGCAACCAGCGCAACCAATGCATCAACTAGTTTCACACGAAGCGTAAGTTGGTCCAATGGTAACAATGCACGTTGGTTTTTTAATGCAGGTGGCAAAATCAGAATCACAGCATCTGCATCCACTGCAAGTGGCGATAGAAGTGCCGCTATTGTTACAGTAATCAATGACCTCGGTGCTTGCGATTTTGGCTTTAACACCAACAGTGGATTTGTTGGTGCTGATCCTGGGACCACAAACACAAACAAGGGTTATTGGAACATAGGCACCAGTTATGTACAGCTAGGAAAAAATCAATCAGTGTCAGGCTCAACATATCCAGGCACTTATGTAGCTATTTCGGCCAGACTAACAGGTGACACCAGCGATGGCGCAGTTGGATCATTATTAGAAGTTAAAATGGACCTGTTTAGTGACTACGGCGGCACAGGTGCAGACCCTCGTTGGGGAACAGATAATATCAACGTGTCAGTTGGATTCAACATAGATGTATTTGATCCTTCCTATACTGGCGGCATGTTAACACGCAATTGGGCTGATCCAGATTTATTGTAATATCGCAGTGATTTCCTGCTAAGTATTTGCATGGAAATTCATAGTCTAGTTGCAGAAATACGTCAGTCCACTGACATTCAAAGAAACAAGTTAAAACTAAGAGAACAAATCATGGGTGACCTCATGGTTACTCATAATGACGGCCTTTTCAAAGTCACTCCAGAATTAATTGCTTTCTTATCAGCCTGGGACAGCGATGAACTGTATCTTGAAGATCATTACGGCAATCCTGTTGAAGTAGACAGAGCTGTGTTACTAGACAGTTGCAAACGTCGATATCAAAAAGTCATGAATCAATGGCATAATCAATATGAACAACTACGCCAAGTTAGAAAAATCTAGAGGAGTATTGGTTTTTGCTAACAACACAGACACCATTGATTACATAGGTATTGCTAACAAAACAATACAATTAGCAAAGCATCATTTGGGTATTGAAACACTAGTTGTTACACAAGATTACCAAACCACATACACCAATGCCAGAACTGACATAGACACAGAAAAGTCTGTGCAATGGAATAACTTTGGCCGACATCGTGCATGGGAAGTCACTCCCTGGGATGAAACGCTGGTGATTGATGCCGACTATTTGGTTACAACACCTCGGCTGCTAACACTATTTGACTCACCGAGCGACTTGGTGCTGTGCCATCAAAACAACTACCTCTACGAAGATCCAGATCCAAAGTGTTATCTTCCCCCTGTGTGGGCCACAGTGTTCTTTTTTAGGCGCACTGAGCGCAACAAACTATTCTTTGATCTAGTTGGCAAAATTGAACGCAACTGGATTTACTACAGAATTTTGTTTGGACTACCATATCGCAACTTTCGTAATGATCTTGCATTTGCCATGGCTGAAAGAATCATGCATGGATACCAACTGCCACAGCACACACAGATGCCCTGGGCAATAACCACAATAGAAAAACCCTTGTTGGATATCAATATCAACACAGACTGGATGGTGGTGCGAACCAAAGAACGTGCTGACGTATTACCAAGACAAGACCTGCATGTGATGAGCAAGCAGTGGCTACAAAGCGAAAAGCTAGACCATTTTATTGAGCAGGCATTATGACAGTTGGCGTAATATCCATGGCACAGAACAACAGCACAACCAATTATTTGAGGTTGGCATATCTACAGCGGTTAAGTCTAAAACTGGTTTCACCTGACATTCCTTATGCTGTGGTAACAGACCAAGCAAGTCTTGACAGCATACCGCAGGAACATGCACAGATGTTTGATCATGTGATACTGTTAACCACAGACTGGGCACAGGATCAAGAATGGAAACAAAGAAACGATTGGCAACTGGCAGCACTAACACCATTCAATGAAACTATAAAAGTAGAAACTGATCTATTGTTCACACGTGCAATTGATCACTGGTTTACAATGTTAAGACACAGAGATGTTGTACTAAGTCTAGGATGTAGAAATTACCTAGGTGACCCAGCCGCCAGTAGAAAATATAGACAAGTGTTTGACAGCAACAATTTACCAGACACATACTCTGGATTAATGTACTGGCGCAACACAGTAACCGCAAACAACTTCTTTCAATTGTGCAAAAGAATTTATAAATTTTGGGATCTAGTAAAGCAGGATCTTGCTTACTGCGATGATCCTGGCAGTAACGATTTAGTTTTTTCTATAGCCGCAAGATGCATTGGAGAAGAGTTAGTCACACTACCGGCAGCAGACTTTTTCAACATCACGCACATGAAGCCTGCTATAAATGGAAAAGTAGAACGCAAGAACTGGTTGAACGAACTGCACATAGAATTAGATCCACCTTATATTAGAGTAAACGGACAAGACCAAACTTACCCATTTCATTATCAAAATAAAAATTGGGTCACAGACGAAATGATTAGAAAATATGAACACGCCATCAGAACTTGAAATTGCCATTGCTGAGTTTTTTCAAATACAGGAAAATCTCAAGCAACACCCTGTGGCCAATCAATATAGATGTTACTATCGAAAAGATGGATCTATAATGGATATAGTAATAGGTCCACCTTGGCCAGAACTAGATTTTGACTACATAGACATAACCAAATCACAAGCAGACCAGTGTACCAATACCACTACTGTTGTGAACAAAGAATTGGTTTTTGTTGACTTCTCGGAAGGATATGTAGTAAAATTGCTTGAGGATTCAGATGGCGAACATACTGCCGTTACCAATCACATGGCCATTATTGTAGAACCCAACGAAGCATATAACGATGTCACAAGATACACAAAAAAATATACTTGATATTGCAGATCTTGATGTGATCTTCTTAACCTATGACGAGCCTAAAAAAGATGAGTTTTGGATTAAAGTTAAAAACATGGTACCGTGGGCCAAACGTGTGGATGGCGTCAAGGGCTCGGATGCGGCGCATAAAGCGGCAGCAGATGCAAGTGATACCGACCGTTTCATCTTGGTGGATGGTGACAATATACCGGATCCAGGATTTTTTAATCTACAGCTGGCGCTGGATGATACTAATCGCGACTGTGTTTTTCGTTGGCGGGCTCGTAATCATATCAATGGATTGATGTATGGCAATGGCGGTCTTAGTTGCTGGACCAAGAAGTTTGTACAAGAAATGCGTACACACGAAAACACAGATGGACGCAATGAGACCTTGGTAGAGTTTTGTTTTGCTCCTAACTACTGGAGCATGTATGATTGCTATTCTGTAACATATCCTAATCAAACACCATTCCAGGCCTGGAGAGCAGGATTCCGTGAAGGAGTTAAGATGTGTTTGGATCGTGGCGCACGACCAAGTCTGAGCGAATTCAAACAAAGGGTACACAACAGGAATCTAGACAATCTCAGCATCTGGCAAAATGTAGGAATGGATGTTGACAATGGAGCATGGGCCATTGCTGGCGCTAAACAAGGCACATGGAAAACCATGCTTGCAGATTGGGATTATACTCTGGTGCAAGACTTTGCTGAACTAGAACATCTATGGAACACAGAAGTAAAAACACGTGACCCGTTGGAAATGATTGACCATATGGGACAGGATCTGCACTATCAACTGGATCTACCAATGGCATGTATGACAGTTGCACAGAGCAAGTTTTTCAAACATCATTATCGCAGTAATTTTGTAAACAAAGGAATAATGGTTCGTGACTAGTGATTTCAAAGCCGCCGCAGAGGAAATGCAGGCCCGACTAGGCCCTGCACTCTGCCTGGCTAAATGGCAACAGGTTAGTTTACACCTGGGCACTGGCATGACCAATAGTTGTTATCATCCACCACTGCACAAGATTCCCGTGGAGTTACTTGCAGACAATCCCAGTGCGCTACACAACACACCTCACAAGAAACAACAGCGTGTGTTCATGTTAAAGAATGAACGTCCTAAAGAATGCTCCTACTGCTGGAGTGCAGAAAACAACCAACAACTCAGTGATAGACACTATCGCTCAGGCGAGCCATGGGCCGCTGAATATTATGACAAGATTGTAAATAGTACTGGAGAAGAAGATGTTGTCCCCTCTTATGTTGAAGTTAATTTTAGCAATGTTTGCAATCTTAAATGTAGTTATTGTAGTCCTCAGTTTTCCAGCCAGTGGGCGGCAGAGGTTAACGTACACGGTGCTTACCCTACTAGCAATCGCCATAATGACCCTGAGTACTTTACAGGCACTAGACGCAATATTCGACACAGAGAAGACAACCCCTATGTTGACGCCTTCTGGGCCTGGTGGCCCGAACTCTACCCGCGTCTACAACATCTAAGACTCACTGGTGGTGAACCATTACTAGACTACAACACCTACAGAGTGTTTGAGTACGTGCTTGCACTACCCAAGCCAGATCTACATCTAGACGTAACCAGCAACTTCAGCGTAGACTACAAGACCTTTGACAAATACATTGACTATGTTCAACGATTGTGCAAAACACAGATTGAACATTTCATGCAGTATGTTAGCCTTGACACAGGCGTGCCACATCAAGCTGAATATATTCGTTCTGGTCTTAACTGGCACACACTCACCAGAAACGTAGATCGTTATCTAACTGACGTGCCAGAAAAAAACAGCCTTACCTTTATTGTAACAATAAACAACCTGAGCATTGTAGGGCTACAAGATCTATTGGACTACATACTGGAACTACGTTCCAAACACAGTCATACCTATCAGCGTGTGTGGTTTGATACACCATTGTTGCGTCAACCCGCCTGGCAGAGCATACAAACACTTACGCCTGCTTACCAATTAAAAATGGAACAGGTAATTGACTTCATGCGCGAAAACGAATCCAATGACAGCTTTGTTGGCTTTAGAGATTATGAAATACAGCGCATGGAACGTAATCTTGTCTGGATGAAAGAACCACAAACACCTGAACGTCTAGCACGTGACCGTGCAGACTTTTATAGATTTTTCAATGAACATGATCGCAGACGTGAAACAGATTTCTTAACAACGTTTCCTGAAATGCGTGAGTTCTGGAGCATGTGCAAATACTATGCCGAAACAGAATAACGAAACAGACTTAGAATACAAACGCAGAGTGATTGACATCAAGAGTGAATCATTCTGTGGTGCCAAGTGGTACAATGCTACCATCTGGCTAGGCAGTGGACAGACAACCAGTTGTCACCATCCATTGCCACATGCAATTGATCCGGAAGAGATCAAAACAAATCCCAGTGCTATTCACAACACGCCCAGAAAGAAATTTGAGCGTGAGCAAATGCAACGGGGCGAACGACCAGCAGGCTGTGACTACTGCTGGAAGATTGAAGACATGGACAAGGATGCAATATCCGACCGTGTGTACAAAACAGTAATACACTCAGATGAGGATTTAGAAAATGCTTACACAAAACCAGCCACAGACAATGTCAACCTTCGCACGTTGGAAATTGCTTTTGACAGAACTTGTCAGTTTGCTTGCAGTTATTGTAACCCTGCTTTTAGTAGTACTTGGGTTAATGACATACGTAAAAACGGACCCTACACTAACTTGGTATCAGACGGGCGCAATCATTACACTCACCCTCATGATCATAGTCAACTTTATAAATTCGGTGAGACTAATCCGTATGTGGAGGCTTTTTTCCAGTGGTGGGAATCAGACCTCCACAAGAGTCTTAAAGAACTCCGAATCACTGGAGGAGAACCACTCATGTCAGGACACACCTGGCAACTCATTGACTGGTTCAAACAAAACCAAGGACAAAGCCAAACACGGCTAGCCATTAACACAAACCTTGGCAAGGAAGTGGACGTTGACCGTTTGTTAGCGTCAACACAGGGCATTGAGCTAGATATCTATACTAGTTGCGAATCAATTGGCCTACACGCAGAGTACATACGTGATGGCCTAGATTGGAAAGCATGGCTAGACAATGTAGAAAAGATTGCACAAAGCGGCATACGTGGTCTCCATGTTATGTGTACCATCAACGCATTGTGCTTGCCTGGATTACCTGTGTTCTTGTCTTACATGATGGCATTGAAGAAAACATATGGTAGAGACTTTCCTAGCATGAGTTTCAATATCTTGCGCTTTCCGAGTTTCCAGAGTGTGTATGTATTACCACTAGAAGACCGCAAGTGGTATGCAAAAAGCATTGCAGGATTCATAGTTGATTACAAAGGCGATAGCCTGCTACACGAGCATGAAATCAATCAGCTGACTCGCTTGCATGACTATTTGCAAGAGCCAGTTGTGGGGCCTGACTTGGCAAGAATGCGTAACGATTTCAAACAGTTTTACACACAATACGATCAACGCAGAGGAAAGAACTTTATAGATACTTTCCCTGAGTTTAAGGAATTCTATGAGCAAATACCCTAAGGACTACACATACAACACACGAATTCCTATTCGTGGAGACTTTCACAACATGCCGGAACGGCATCAAGACCTGCTGACTACAGACAAACACTTTTGCATGATACCATGGTTGCACATGCACGCCTTTCCTGATGGTCGTGCGTATCCTTGCTGTATGGGCGAGTACAATATGCCTATTGGCAACCTAAAAGAACACACAATGAAGGAAGTCTGGAATAGCGAAGGCATGCGAAAGATGCGTGTAAACATGCTTAATGGCAAACCCAGCAGAGAGTGTGGTCGTTGCTATGAGCAGGAAAAAGCAGGCTTTGTTAGTATGCGTCACAGTAGCAGTCAAAACTTTGGACACAACATTGGCCTTGTAGATACTACAAATGAAGATGGTAGTTTGGATTGGTTTGAACTGCGCTACTATGATATACGTTTTTCTAATGTGTGCAATTTCCGTTGCCGCAGTTGTGGTAGCATTTTCAGCAGTAACTGGTACAACGATGAAGTAAAGTTGTTTGGACCAAAGCGCCAGCCAAGAATCATGTATGCTGGTCGCCATGAAGAAGACATGTGGGAACAGATGCAAGAGCATATTCCGCATCTAGAACAAATCTACTTTGCTGGTGGCGAACCCTTGATCATGGAAGAACACTATCGCTTGCTCAATGAGCTGGTCAAACGTGAAATGTTTCATGTGCGATTGATCTACAATTCAAATTTTAGCAAACTGGCCTATAAAGACCAAGACGTACTTGAACTGTGGAAGAAGTTTAGATCAGTCAGCGTTGGTGCAAGTCTTGATGCCAGCGGCAGTCGTGCAGAGTACATTCGCAAAGGTACAGACTGGGAAGAAATTGTAGAAAACAGAAAACGCATGTTGGCCGTGTGTCCAAACGTGGACTTTTACATCAGTGCCACAGTTAGTATTTTTAATGCATTTCACGTTGTAGACTTTCATCGCGAATGGATTGATTTAGGATTGATCAAACCACAGGATATCAACATCAACATTCTACAAAGCCCAGAGTGGTATCGTGTGGATGTGTTGCCCAAAGAAATCAAAGACCAGATACGACAAAAAGTCAAAGAGCATGTGGAGTGGCTAACACCACAGGACAAACTCACACGTGCTACCAGCGGATTCAATGGACTGATAAGTTTTATGGATGCCGAGGACCAGACTGAAAAATACATCAAAGAATTTTTCAAACGCACACACGAGTTAGATAACCTGCGTGGAGAAAACTTTTACGATACATTCCCTGAGCTTGCAGGTTTGAGAAAATATGACATTACCTAAAACCATATGCATGTTGCCTTGGATCAGCATTGAAGCCAGTCCAATTGGAACAATACGTCCGTGCTGTCTTGCACAGGATGAAATCGTTGATGATGATGGTACTAGGTACGACCTGCTGACCTCCACACTGGAAGATGCTTACAACAGTCAGTACATGCAAAACCTACGCAAACAGTTTCTCGCAGGAGAACAACCTGCTACTTGCAGTAGATGCTGGACCGAGGAACGTGCAGGCAAAGACAGCAAACGCATTCACAGTCAGCGTAGACTGCACCACTTAGAAAGCAAGATTGATTGGTACAATGAAAAACCCAATCAACTATGGTTCTTGGATCTCAAGCTGGGCAACATCTGTAATCTAAAATGTCGTATATGCGGCAGTTGGAGCAGTAGTAAATGGGCTGAAGAAGATATGAAAACTTCAGCTCACGGAGACAAGAAACAGCACAGCGCATATCGTTGGCTCAAACAAGGTGCATGGCCACGCACCACACTGACATTTTGGGATAACTTAAAAAGTCTATTGCCCAACATCAAGTATATAGAATTCACAGGCGGTGAGCCCTGGCTCATACAAGAGCATTGGGAGTTGCTGAAGTTTGCAGTTGAAGAAGGTCACAGCAATCACATAGACATACACTACAACACCAATGCTACGGTAGAGCTAGGTGAGCACACACTGGTATGGAATCATTTTGGTCGTGTGGATATTGCTTTCAGTATAGACAACGTGCATGATCGTTTTGAAGTTGAAAGATACGGTGCCAAGTGGAGTCTAGCAAACAAGATCATTGACGATGTGCATTCTGCTAAACAGTCTCATGCACCCAACATTACCACGCAACTGTGTTTTACTATCAACATTCAAAATGTTTACTATATAGATGAGCTACTGACCTGGGCAGATACCAAACCCTTTGGCAGTATCTATTTTAACATGTTGCACAGTCCAGACCATATGAACATTCAGTACATGACACCCAATGCAAAAGCACTGGTGCTGGATAAACTAAAGTCTGTTGACTGGAGAACTAACTTTTATAAAAATGAAATACAAAACGTGATTAATTTTATAGAACAAGGTCCTGGCAGTGATGGACAAGAGTTTGTGTCACGTATGAAAAAAATGGATGCATACAGAAAACAGAACTTTGTAGATACACATCCAGAAATAGCCAAGGCAATGGGTTATGGACAAGCCTAAGAATCTTTGCATGGCACCATGGGTACACACATACCTAAGTCCTCAGACTGAACGTAGAATGTGTTGTGCAAGTCGCGAACCTGCACAGAACTTTCAACAGTATATTGACACCAGTGCCGGCACTGGCCGATACATACCTATCACACTGGACGAACACTGGAACGGTGAGCACATGCAATCCGTTAGACGTAGAATGATGGCCGGCGAAACACTACCAGAGTGCGAAGTATGCAATGACAAACTGTTGAATACATCTGTGTATAGAGATTACTTTAATCAATTGTTTAGTCACAAATGGGATGAAGTAATTGAATCCACCGCCGCAGACGGCACAACAACCATGTTGCCTGTAAGCTGGGACTATCGTTTTAGTAACCTTTGCAATTTCAAATGTCGCATGTGTGGCGACATGTTGAGCAGTGCCTGGGAAAGTGAACAGCGCCAGCACAACATGATTGATCATACTAATCCTAAAAATGCATGGATGCAACCAGCAGTGAGAAAAGAAATATCACAGTTTCAAGATACCATTGTTGAACAAGAATTTGCACGTGCAGTTGAAGAACATCGTGTAGAAGAAGTCTATTGGGTTGGTGGCGAACCATTGATGTACGAACAACATTGGAAATACATGCGCCGTATCATTGAACTAGGAGATGGACACAAAGTTTATGCTAGATATAATACTAATCTTAGCCGTGTTTCTTATCACGGTTGGAATCTCTATAAAGATATTTTGTCTGGGTTACGAGATTGGCAGATATGTGCGAGTATCGACGGAACCGGCGCCATTGGCGAATACATCCGCACAGGATTAAACTACGAACAATGGTTAGACAACTTCAAACAAGGACTGGAAATAAAACAGCACCGCAGACAAATGAGATTGGATTTTACTCTTACTTTGCCTGGCATGTTTGAAGTAGAAAATATACAACGTCTAGCACGAGAACTAGACGTAGATGTTTTAGCAAAGGTTGTGTTTAGTTTTAGCCCGGACATTGTTATGTCACCGCTGGCACTACCCAGACATCTATTGGATGAATGGGTAGATGAAATCTTGCACGTCATTGATAAAGGCGCACTACGTGACACGATGGTCCAGTTAAAAACTAGACCAACCTTTGCTGAACAATGGCCTGACTCATACAACGAAGCCATTGTAAAAGGAAAACAACGTATGTTACAATTAGAAAGCATACGCACACAGCCAATCACAATGGACAAGATATTAGAGCAAAGACCAGAAGTACACAAATGGTGGAGAAGCATTGATGCATGATGTTAGAATAGTTTTAAGTAGCGACACCGGCACCATTGACTACACCATAAAAGCGCATGACAATCAGCTTGCACGTGACTGGCTGGTTGCATTAGAAAACATACTCAAAGCTGGGCTCACGCTTAACAAGAACTTTTGTTTCTTGGGTTTTCCCAACACACCAAGAGACCTAGACTTTTTGTGTAATAAACTAAACCATGCCATTAGAGAAATAAACCTACACGACTGGCAACAATACGGACTAGAACCTTATGTGATTGAAGAACACTTTGTTCCAGACGCAGTAAGATTTGGACCTGAGTACCCAAAGCCTCCGGGCATGAGTGACAGCAGTTTGTTTTTAAGCGTCAAGCACGATATACTGAATCGCATACACAATCACTTTGAAAGGCTGCAGGGCACAGTTGAAAATGAAAGTGCATATCACAAACACGCTCCTTTCAATGTACGCAGAGCCATTGGACATCTTAACACAGTATGTCATGAGATTGAAAGTTTAATACTAAGCTATAGAAAACACGTGCTATTGCCTGAATGGACACGCCCAAGTCAGATTACAACATTTCACAGCGCACCTCGTTATGAACTAACATCACAGCACAAGCAGTTGTTCAAACAGAATGCGTACAATAAAAGATTCGGCGAAGTCTACATGCACTGGGCACAAATAGGCAAAACTCTGTTTGAAGTGTTTCGCGACGAACACGCACCCAAGCTGGATACTGCCACCTGCGAAGCTATTACACATCTCAAATACTACAGTGGCGAGTTTGATATTGAATGGGGACGAGATCTACTTGAAGGACAGTTTCCCTGGCATGACAAACAGATGCAGGATTTCCGTCAATGGTTGGCTGATAACCAGTTTGATATCAATGACGAAAATCTATGTTTAGGTTACGCACCAATTGGACAAGTGGAAATATTAAAATCCTTTGGCACAGAAAATCCTGCAGAAGTCTGGCGAATACTGGAACAGCACCTAAACATTCAATCAATTGAATGCGGTAGCACAAAGATCGACTACAACTATACCTGGAGAGATCAAGATGTATGATATGTGTATAGTATCTCTTGGCAGTGACGAACATCTTGTAGAGCAGTTGAATACACAGTATCCTCATGCTCGCACAACTCGTTTCTATAGAAGCATGTTTTCCACAGTGATACGTTGTATTGAATACGCACGTACCAGTCATGTATGGATTGTGTTGTCCTGTAGCGATTGTAAAAACTTTGACTTTAACTATGTGCCTGCCCCTTGGGAAGAAAACCAAATACACGTATGGGCGGCAGGAACTCAAAAGTACGGAGACATACTGCTGGTGCCCA